TTCTAAGCCGTCGGTCGGGAGTTCGAATCTCTCCTGGGACGCCATCCGTTAAAAATCCCGTAATATCAACGTTTGTCAGCCGGGAATGAGTCCGGCAGGCCGAACGAAAGGTCAACGGTCTACGGTAGGCGTGCGGGGAGAAAGCGGGAACCGATCGCCAGAGAACGTTGACGCGTTAACGGTTAAACCTCCTGCGGATTCGTCAAAAACGAATCAACGGGAGGTTTTGTCGTGTCTACGGATAAACGTACAGGCCGGAAACTCATCCGCGGTCAACGGTCGACGACCGTAAACGAACGCGTGTCCTACGGCCTCGATGACGCATTCGAACTCTTTTATAACGTGAAGAAGGCGGAGGGCATGCGAGAACGCACGCTGGCCGATTATAAGGCCCACTGGCGCTATTTTCGCGCGTGGGTAGACGATAACTACCCCGGCGTAAAAATAAACGATATAACGCCGTCTATTGCGCGAGAGTACTACATCTACATGGCGGATGGGCGGACGAAGTACGAGGGCGTAGAGGGCCGCGAAATCGAAGGACAAGCTCTATCGCCGACGACCGTCGCAATCCGGTTGCGGACGTTGCGGACGATGTTCAACTTCTGGGCGCGCGAACGAATGATCGACATTAACCCGGTCGCTAATTTGAAGCCGCCGAAAGAGGACGAGGACGAAATCGAAGCGTTCACGGACGACCAACTCCGCCTCCTCTTGGCCGCGCCAGATACGCGGACGTTTGCGGGGTTTCGCGACAAAACGCTCATGATGCTCCTTGCAGATACGGGCCTTCGCATTAACGAGGCGCTCGCGTTAACGGCGGAACATATCGACGTGAAAGCGCGTTGCATCCACTTGCCGGCCGCGATGAACAAAAACCGCAAGCCGCGGATTGTGCCGGTATCTCACGAAGTCCTGCGCTTGTTGTTCGAGTTGATGACGGAGAACAAAACGTTCTTCCCGGACGCCGAACACATTTTCCTTACGGCATATGGCGAGCCTTTGACGGGCGATACCGTACGGAAGCGACTAACCCGATACGGGAAACAGGCGGGCATTGACGGGCAAGTCCGGGTGAGTCCGCACACATTCCGTCATTACTTCTGCAAAACGTATCTGCTTAACGGGGGCGACCTATTCACGCTACAACGAATCGTGGGCCACGCGGACATCTCAACAACGCGCAAATACGTACAAATGGACGACGAGAACATACGGGCGCAGCACGCGCAGTTTTCGCCGATCATGCGGCTTCGTGCCGGTAAACGACGCTAGTCCTTCGGGGCTGGCGTTATTTTTTTTGTCCGTAAGTTGTGCGAGATCGAGTTTCGTGCGTTTAACGGAGTAGACAGCGAAAAAAAAAATAATCGGGAGGTGTACAAAATCGAAGTTCGGTTGTTATTAGAGGGTAGAAAGCGAAAAAAAATGCGCGAGGTGATGTACCAATTTTGCTCACTATTGTGCTTATAAAAAGTAAAGAAACCGAAAAGCCCCTCAGGACAGCAGCCTGAGGAGCAGTTCGGCGAGGAGCACGACCCACCATGCTTCCTCGGCGCTGAGGTAAATCGTGATGTTGTAGGTGTTATTGCTGCGATGGTTCAGATCGCAGCCCTCCCTCCCTGTCGTTTTTAGCGCCAAAGCGCTAGGCGTCCGCATTGGCACGACAGAACACCCGAAGGGATTACCAAAATTTTACCACGCGGAGGTGATTTCCGTAAATGTCCGCTGAGCAAAACCTCGTTTCCGTCGAAACCCAGTCGGAATATTCCGTCACAACCGGCCGCCGTGAAACGCGCATCTTCGTAAAGATGTACGTCGAAGCCGCAAGCTCCGGGCTCATCGCGGACATGGGCGCGGAACGGTGGCAGACCCTTTGCGTTCTGGCCTCGTTCATGGACGCGAGTGGCGATTGCTACCCGTCGCAGGAACATATCGCGGCAAGGCTCGGCGTATCGCGCCAGGCGGCAGGAAAGCGGATCAAATCGCTACTCGCGTACAGATGGCGGGGGCGGCCCTTGGTGATCGCGACGAAAGCGCGAGAGGACGGGACACAGCGGTTTGAGAACACGAGGTACACGGTGCTTCCCGTCAGTCAGCTCGCGATATTCGACGGGGAGGCGGAGTCCATGTCCGCTGGAGCCGACACGGGTTGACCCGTATATGGCTCTACTTGACAGTAACTATATCCATCTTTAAACAAGAACCATCTTTTAACTAGATAAGAGATAGCGCTCAGGATTCGTTTCACTCATCCTTCGCGCAGTCTCTATCTATGTATAAACACACAGGCAATCCAACGCGACAAAGGGATCAAGTAACAGGGAGGATGACACATGAGTGTGTATAAGCCTGTTGTTCCAAAATGGGTCGCTGAAATCCTTGAGTTGGAAAAGAAATATAACAACATCCATTACCCATTTAAGTGTAGCGGTAAGACAAGAAAAGACTGGCAAGAGTGGAAACGTAGATACTCAAGGAAGTTAAAGTACGCGCGGTTAAATGGTTGGATCGTCAGTGAGGAGTTAGATAGTTGAACACACGCAACGCGAAGAAAGGATGGTAAAGATGAATGTGCAAGCAAGGCAATCGAACGAGACCGCCGCGCTCTCCAACGACTTGGCTGTTATCGCCGCCGAGATAAATGCCTACAAGCGAGTCGCGGGTGAAGCAATCTTTGAGATCGGGCGGCGACTGAAAGATGTTCGCGATGCTAAACTTGACAGTCAAGACCCGAGAGAGCGACTTATCGCGCAACAACGGGAGGAGGTAGGCGGGTGGATAAAGTGGCTAACTGAGCATGTAGAGTTTACGCGCCAGACAGCTACTAGGTTTATTCAAGCGTTCGAGCAGTTCGGTGATGGTACGCATGCGTACCACCTCCCTATGTATAAGATATTTGACCTAATTTCGATTGAGTGATTGTCCTCTAGATGAGGGCAATAGTCCTCATGGATTGACCGAACTTTGGACTGAATCATGACAAATGCCTCCTTTTTGTAGGTTTAGATACCTATTCTACGCGAGTAAATGTTTTCCTGTTGAAAGGAGCCCGATGCCCATGCCCTGCAAACTCTGCCTCGAACGCGGCAAGACTTGGAACGGAGACGACCCGCGCTGCGCCTTCGAAACCGGCGTATTTTCCCCGGACAACTGGAACTGCGCGACCATGAACGCCTTGCGTGACATCTCCCGCAAAATGCGGACGACCTACCGCGATGACATGGAGGCCGCCTCCATCGGATACGTCCCGTTCGAAGACGGCTATGTCGTTATGACGTGGTACAAGGATCGCGGACGCACCGGCAACGCATTCATCGCGTATGACGACGAACCCATACGCGAACTAACGGAAGCCGACGCGCTACTTGCGATCGAACAAAACCGCTGAAAGGAGCCGATACCTATGCGCATTCTCACCGGAACCTGGCGTCGCCTCACCCCGCGCACCAAGTTGCGTCTGCTCCACGCCTACGCCACGCAAACACATCGCCAGACGCGCTAGAACCGCCCTATAAGCCGCGTTTGCCTCGCGGGTATATTACGGGTACCATGCGCAAACCAAACGCTCTACGCGGCGTATAAACGGTCTCAGACGATAACTATACGAGGAGGTAACGTATGCTCACGATAAAACCCGGCGACCGCGTCCGCGTGCTGACGGGATGGTACGCGGGCCAGATCGGAAGGGTCTACGCGATTGGACGGCGCGACAACTATCCGATTCACGTCGAGTTCCCGAATAAGGACGTTAACGCCTATTACGAGGAGCAAGTCGAAAATGTTGACGAGGAGGTAACGATATGACAACGAAACCTAACGGAATCACACCGGAAGAACTCACCGCGATACGCGAGCGTGCGGAGAAGGCGACGCCGGGACCGTGGTTGTGGAGTGGCGCGAAAGTTCTTAACGGTAAGTACATGTTTGTTCCGCAAGGGTCATATCTCGCGGACACACTAATAACGTTCGGGGATACGTACGAAAATGGCGGGTATGACGCCGAGTTCATCGCCCACGCCCGCGAGGACATTCCGCGGTTGCTTGCGGAGATTGAGCGGTTACGTACCGCGTTAGAAGAGATCAATCGCGCGTGGTACGAGGATAGCACCGATTACGATTTTGCGATGAAAGTGCGGACGATACTCGATAAGAGCGGATTCCGAAAAGGAGAGTGACGCGGAATGAACACGGACAAAATCACGCAGTATCTCGAACAAATGGCGGCCAAACTCGGTGTCGCGGCGGAACACGTTTATGGCGTGCTCGTGCGGCAGCAGTTGGCGGAGGGTATCGTATGGGCGGTTGGATGCGCGGTCTATATCGGTTTTCTCGTATGGTTAGGGCGGAAGCTATACGCTAAGCAAGCGGAAATCCGAGAACGCAACGCGAGTAAATCGTACTTCAACAGGGAGGACGATATAAGCGAGGGGATTTTTGCTTACAACATGCTCGGGGGAATTTCCGGTGTGCTTGCGTTCGCACTTTTACTTTACGGGGTCATGCATGTCGTGAGCCCAGAGTATTACGCAATCCGTGAAATCATGGACGTTATCGGGGGTGCTACGCGATGAGCGAAACTAAACGTGACCTTAACGTCGACCTCGCGATATGCAACGCGGCAACTTCGGGGCCTTGGGCGGCCGATAAGGGATACGAGCAATCTGAACGAGGCAACTATGTATACAGCCAGGCGGATGGGTCCGTTGTCTGCGCGGAACAAGACGATACAGACTGCGTTCTGACTGACACGGACGCCCGTTTCATCGCCGAAGCCCGCACCGGATGGCCTCACGCGATTGAGCGGGCGCTGGCGGCGGAAAAACGTGTCGCGGAGTTGGAGGCGAGGTTGGCATGCATTGAGGAAAAACGCGCTAAGGCGCGAGAGCAATTCGAAGCTCTCCGGAAGAAATTACGTAAATGCTGCGTCTGTGGCCGTCCGTTCGTTGCGATCGATCCCGAAGAATTCGCGTGTAGTCCGTGGTGCGGCGAGCACTTGACAGAGGGGGCGACCGCCGATGACCAAACGGAATAACCGCCTCCCACCCGCCAAAGACTGGCGCGCCCGCCCGGTCGAAACGTGGAATACCGCCAGCTTCACGGAGTACCTCCGCGACCGCCACACGGAACTCTACGGTATCCCGTACGTTCCCGGTCGCGGCGGTTGGCGCGCGGAGCAGGGCATGATCAAGCGGATGATCGACGAGCACGGTCCGGAAGTCGTCCGGAGATTCATCGACGGGTGCTTCCGCGAGTACCGGCCGACTCGCGAGTACCCTGGCGTGAACTTTACGTTTATGTACACGTATATGCGCGGCAGGGTGCTGCCGAAGGTGCTGGCGGAGGCGAAGCGCGAGGTAAGGCGGGAACTGGCGGAGGCGTCGCGGCCAAGTTTCGAGGAGCTGGCGGAGTGGTTGTAAGATGCGAACAAACGGCGAACGTTCGACATGTGTTCGTATTTCATCCGGAAAATGTTCCGGAAGTGTTCCGTCTGTTATCGCGGTCGACAATTCGATTACGATATAAGCGTGTGATTTTCCCACGCTGACGTACATTACTCTTCGGAGGTGACGTCGTCATGCTCGAAGAAAATTAAAAATCAATGCCTAACTTTCGGACAAAAAGGTCAAATATTAGAGTGAGAAGGATGTGGAGGTGTCCGCTAATTGACGCAAACAAACGCGCATAACTGCATTCTCCGCGAACCCTGCCGGACGGCCACGGACCCCACCGTCTGCACCCGTTTATGCCCGCACTTCATCGCGCTCCACGGGGCGTCCGGCGCAGGTGGTAGAGTGAGCGCAGCGAACATACCGTCCGACTACCGCCATGTAACGGTAGCCACCTCGGTCGTGCGTGCAAGTCAACCGGAGGTGTATCGCTTACTGACCGAACGGATTCGCGGGAATCCGTCTTATATCGAGACATTCGAGCGTCAGTTCTCGGATGATCCCGCCGACCGGATCAAGTCGTTATACCTGTACTCGCGCGAGCCTGGTACCGGCAAAACAACGACGGCCGCCGCGATTGCGAACGCGTATCTCATCGCGCACTATATCGGCAGCCTTCAACGGAATAGGCGACCGCTGGAGCGACCGGTATACTTCCTCGATGTGAACGAGTGGCAGACGCTGTTCAACCGGTTCAATCGTCCGCGCGTGCCGGACCATATCGCAGGGCCAGCGTCGGCGGCGTATTATCGCGCGATGGAGGCGGCGATGAGCGCGCCGTTCGCGGTGCTGGACGATATCGGCGTGCGTGACGCGACTGACGCGTTTAGGGGCGATCTACACGCGATTATTAACGCGCGGGTGACGAACCGGCTGCCGACCGTGTATACGTCGAACGTGCCGATCGAGGAACTCGCGCAAGTGTTTGACGCGCGGCTGGCGGATCGGGTCCGGGATCAATGCGCGGTGGTTCCGTTCGTTGGCGAATCGAAAAGGGGGGTGCGGAGATGAGACCGAGGATAAAACGAAATGCGATTCGGTGCTTACATTGCGGGGATGTCATCGAATCGAAACACCGCCACGATTACGTGACTTGTTCTTGCGGAAAGGTCGCGGTGGACGGCGGGCTGGATTATGGTAAGCGTTCCTTTCCGAGCCACCCTGGCGAGGACCATTACGAGGACTTATCCGAATATGAGGAGGATTCGCGATGACCCAACCGAAGCGCACCCGTCAGCGCCGCCAAAAGCCGCAACTATCCGCGGAAGAGTACGCGTATTGTAAGGACGCTACCATTCGGTATGACCACGCGCTCGACGAACGGTTTGGATACGGCGAGTTTGACTGGGACCGATACGTGTTTCTAAACGGTAAACTGGCGGAATGGTACGAATTGCTGCATAAACGCGGAGGTGTGACGGAATGATCCGATGGTTCCTGACGAAGTACCACGCGTGGCAACTGCGTCGGTCCATCCGGTTGGAGGCGAAGGCTCGCCGGTTGTGGGATCGGCATTTCGCGGAGTGGTACGTGTTGCACAGGTAAAACAAATTTGTACTATTGCCAAAATAACCCGGTAGGTGTACAATCTACTTGTACCTAACGGGAACAAACGTTCGTGAAACGAGGTGACTGCGTGTGGCATATGGCGAGCAGCTTTTATCGAAGGTGATCGACGCGAACGACCCGGCCGCCCTAACCCGTTACGACATCCGCGAGGAACACTTTGGCACGGAGGCCGAGCGGAGGGCCTACCGGTTCATCCGCGACTATGCGGCAGCCAACGGAGGGGCCGCGCCGGATTACCGGACGGTGGCGGCAGAGGTCGCGGGCTTTACGTACATGCCGGAGGTTGCGGATTCGTTCGAGTGGCTGGCGCGCAAGGTGAAGGAAGACGCGGGCAAGCGGTCGCAATACGCGTTCTTTACCGGCCGCGAGTTCAACGAGAAATACGCGTCGCTCCCGCCGGAGAGGTTCGCGGAGTGGGTGACGGAGGAGCTCGGAAAGATAACGGACCGCACCCGCGTTCGGACGAAAGTGGGAACGGACCTCAAACGGGATACGGACGCATTTCTCGACGAGTACCGCAAGCGCAAAGAGGGGCGCTCGTTCAAGATTTGGCGCAGCAAGTTTCCGACGATCAACCGCGAGATTGGCGGGTACCTTTCCGGCAACCTCTATACGTGGTACGGGCGGTCGGGGCGCGGTAAATCGATCTTTACGATGGAGGAGGCGATCGAGGCCGCGTTCCAGGGGGCGACCGTTCTCATATGGGCGATAGAGATGTCGCGGTTCGAATGGATGGCGCGCGCCTACTCGTCGATTAGCGCTCGGCTTGGCGTCTGCAACGCGCAAATTGACGGCGTGGATTACGAGGCGGGCTTCGAGAACCGCGCGTTGCTGGCCGGTAAGCTGACGGAAGAGTTCGAACGCGGGTTTGAGGCGTTCCTAGCGCGACTTAACGACGTGGTGCCGGGTACGATTATCGTGCGCGCGGTCGATGATCCGGACTTTACTTCGCGGCGCGTCCGTGATCTGGAAGCGGACATTATCGCGACAAAGGCGGATGTGGTCGTGATCGACCCGTACTACTACCTGACGTACGAGGCGAACACGTCGAAAACGGCGGGCGGGGACGCGGCGGAGACGTCGAAGAAGCTCCGGGCGTTGGCCGGACGTACGCAAACGGTGATTCACGGTATCACTCAGGCGGAGGAAGTCCGCGACGATAAAGATGACGAGGGGAATCGCGAGTTGCGGCCGCCGACGCGTGCTGAGTTGAAGAAGTCGAAGGCGTTCCTGGAGGATTCCGCGTTGACGCTCGGGATTGACACGCTGGACGGGATCGGCGTCATTCAACTGAACAAAGGGCGTAATGGAGGCGAGGGCGTCACGGTTGAGGTCGTGTATCTGCCGAATTATGGGATTGTGAAAGAGTTGGAGACGGGGGATGTGGCCGTTCAGCAATTCAAATCAGTTTTTTAGAAAAATCTTCTTGCAATACGAAATCGTATCTGGTAAATTTGAACTACGATACGAGATAGTATCGAAGATTTGAGGAATGGTAGGTAATTGAAATGGATTGCTTGAAAGAGGTACTAACCGCATCAGAGGTTGACCAACTGTGGAATAAGCCGCAAGGAACCACGAAGTTGAAATGCGTTCGCGGAGCCTTTACTGAAGAAGAGGCACGTAAATCAGGCGGCACATGGCTAGTCACTTATAGCGGCGCGGTTAGAGTCTTCGGCAACCCACCGGAAAGGAGTGATGAATCTGAAAGTAGACATCCGCGCTGAGCTCGAAGTCTTCCCGTGGAAGCGAGCTACCTGGACGCCGGACAAGTTAATCGCAGCCTCTCCGTTCCGCTACGACAGCACACCGTCCTTCTACGTCTGGCTCCACGATAACCCGGTAACTGGCGCGCGTGCAGGCGATTGGGGCGATTACGGCGCGGCCGATCCGGAATACCGACGCGGCGGCTTCGTCAAACTCCTCGCATTCCTCCGCAACGAAACGGAAGAGGAAACGCGCGAGTACCTGCGGTGGAAGTACGGGGACGGCCCGGTCGCTGCCGATGTCGAGCCGTTAACGCTAGACCTGTCGGGAGTTCTGCGGTTACACGAGCGAAAGCAGCCGTTGGACCCACGAATCCTAAACGTATGGGACCGCGAACATCCGTATCTTGGCCTACGCGGAATAAGCCCGGAGATACAGAAGGAGATGCGCGTTGGGTACGATATAAAGAGTAAAGCGATTACAATTCCGTGGTTCCTTCCGGACGGTTCGCTAGCCAACGTGAAGTTCCGTCGAGTCGATTTGAAGACGTTTTGGTACGTCAATGGCGGTTGGCCGATACGCGAGTTAATTTACGGAATAGACCTAATCTACCGAAAACGGGCGAAGATGGCCGTACTGGTCGAGGCGGAGATTGACGCGATGTACGTCATGACGGCGGGTTTTCCGGCGGTTGCGGTTGGCGGATCGTCATTTAGCGAGGAGAAGGCGGAGTTGTTGCGGAAGAGTCCGATAGAGGAACTGCGGATCGCGACGGACAATGACGAGGCGGGCGAGCGGTTGAAGGCGCAAGTGATCGAGAAGATGGCGGGATACTGCGAGTTGTATGACGTTGAGATTCCGGTTGGGTGCAAGGATGTTAACGAGGTGGGATCGTTAGAGGAGGTGGTGTCTATCGTGAAGGAAGCGGTGCCTTGTAGAGATTTCGCTGGCAAATTACTCTTTAAAGAGTAATCGGTGTCGGAGAGTAGGTAGATCCCTACTCCTTTTGACGCCTACGTCGCTTACGTTCCGACGGTTTCACCGGAATCCATTCGTACAGATCGTCGATATGGATTCCTAGTGCGTGGGCTACTGATTTTGCGTTGCCTAACGACATCTTCTTGACGTCATTCACCCAGTCGGAAACTTGAGAGGGCGGCATATTGAGCTTCTCACAAAGCTCCTGCTGCGTCATTCCGGCCTCTCTTAGCCTTCTTGCGAGTAGGCACCTTCCGACTTTGAAAGACATCAGGCACCTCTATACTTTTAATTAAATTTAATCCTCACAACTTCCTCAATCGGGACCCGTAGATAGCAGCACACCTTGTTTATGGTCTCGAGGGTAACACTTTGGTTCTTCTTGAACTTTGCCACCGTTGCCGGAGACAGTTTGCATTCCCTAACAAGGTCGATCAGTTGTATGTTTTTCTTCTCAATGGTCCGGAAGAGGGGGTCGTAGTTGATCATGGCCTTCCCTCCAGAAAGTAACTTTTCCGTATTCACAAAACTGTATTTTTGGAATATACTTCTATTATACAGGAAAGGAGGGAAAACATTCAAAAAAAGTCCGTAAAGCATGTACCAATTTTACTAGAAATCGTGCTTATTAAAGTATAGGGCGAATGGAGGGGACGATAAAGTGATCACAAATAAACAACTGAATAGGCTTGCAACAAGCGCAAAGCTAGGTTGTCCTGAGGCAAAGGATGAGCTGCTAAGGCATTACATCCCAATTATCGAAAGATTGTCTAAGAGCATCTGGTACTACATCGAGGACACGGACGCTTTTGAAACATACTGTTACAAGCGTTTAGAAGACGCTATCAAAAGGTTTGACCCAAGTCGAGGTTCTTTCTCGTGGCAAATGCAGTTCAGGTTACGTCAAGCAAAAAGCCATTTTCTGAAGAATAGGGGACGAAAGCTAAAACAGATACAGTCCCTTGACGATTTAGGCGAGGTTTCTGATTCTAAGACAAAAAGGAAAGAGTACTTCGAACCAATCGACGATTTGGCGGTCGTCGAGGACGAATTACTTGTGAAAGAAAAAATCGCCCTTTTGGCGAAGGGCGACTCCCGAAAGAAAGCGATTTTACTCGCTTGGTCCGATGGCTTCTACAATGACTCCGCACTCTCAGAGTTGTTGGCGCAACTCTTCGGAGGTAAACCGGAATCACATAGGCAAGCCATCAAAAGGTTTAGGTCTTTTTGTCAAGCATCTTTGGCGGAGATTGCTTGACGACCGTTGAGGGAAATGGAATAACGGCGTTTAGGCGTTACGTCGTTATTCCGCCCTCACTTACAGTATAACCAACGTTGATAAGCGTAATCAACCCAATGTCGATTTTTTCCAAGTTGAATAACTACAATATACAGTTTAAAAGTTTGACACCATTATGTCAAGCGTATTTGTCACGCCTAATTTTCGACAAACGAACGGAGGGACTACGATGCCTCACGCTAAGAATATACGAAAACCTAACGAAAGAGTTTCGCATCATCGCGATTTCTTCGATCCATTTGACGTATACGAGCGTTTCATTCGCGTAGGTTGCGAAGGCACGACGCTCGACTACGATTTGTTCACGGGCGGCCGCGAACGCCCTAAGCGCGGCAAATCGCTGCCCAGGGCGGTGAGGCTCGCATGACCCTCGCGATTGCTGCCGCCACCCCGCAGTTCACCGGCAAAATCACGGTCACCCAACACGCGATCGATGAAGCCGTAAAGGACTTCCGTGTTCCGCGTCAGACCGCCGAAGAGTGGATTCGGTCGAACCTGCGCAAGGCCCGGTTTATCACGAACACGATCTCGGAAGAAGGCAAACCGTCGCGCCTCTTCGGTTATCAACGGATCGCCTTCGTTCTCGCACCGGAAGAAAACATCGTTATCACGGTCTATCCAGCGAATCCAAAAGCGTTCCTGCGCGAAAAGGTCAACGCCCTGGTCACGCGAGAACTACGCAAGATCGAGCGGCACGAACGCGTATTGGAGCGCAAGATCGCGCTGACCAAAGCGGAACTCGAAATCGAGAAGGCGCAGTTACAACTCCGGCTTCTCCGCGCCAGATCGGCGGCGACGAAGCTCGCGTGCCAAGCGCGCATTAACGCAATTAACGAATACTTCACGCAACTTGACGCGGATTTGCTCGCGGTCAAGCACGAGAAGCGCGCGGTGGCTAAGACGGTGGTTGCGTATTTATGACGGAAAATGCCGACCATTCCGCGTCGGCAGCGTAGTATCAACGTACGGAACGGGACTGACCCGTGACGGTTGGTGCTACGCCGCGGGCGCGGGAAATTCCGGCGTCCGAAACGAGAAAATCCGTAAAGGAGCGTGAGCGAACGATGGCAAAACGCAATCGAAACCGCAAGGACCGTCAGACGCCGCAGTTCAAGTTTTTCCAGGTGTTCCGCGTTAACAAAGTGCCGGACGGTCCGCTGGGCGACCGACTGATGACGTGGATGCTGCGCGATTACAGCTAAAGCTAACGCGGCGTAACGAAAACTAACGAAAAGGAGCGATTGTATGAGCGGTATTTTCACGAAACGAGGCGCAGAGGCGGTCGAATCCGCCACGGCCGAAAAGGACGCGAAATCGAGCGCAATTGTTTCGTTCAAATCCGGCACGACGTTGAAGGTGCGCGTGAAGGGACCGGCCGATTCCGCCGAGTATTACGCGTACGGCATTTTTAACCGGGTGAATACGTTCGTTCCCGCGCAGCCAGCGACTCGTAACGCAAAAGGGTTCATCACCGCGAACCCGACCGTATGGGACCGCGCAGCCGACTACCTGTACGCGCAGGCCAAGGCGGCCAAGGACGCGGGCGATGCGGCGGCTGCCGAGGAACTGTCGAAAGAGGCGTACCTGTACAAAGGGAAACCGCGCTACCTGATCGGATTCGGTTCGCTTGAAACCGGCGAGGACATCGTCGTCGATTTGTCCGCGAAACAGGCGCGCGGCGTGCTCGATACGATCAAAAAGTACGCGAAGAAACTCGATAAGGTCGCGTTCGAACTGTCTAAGTCCGGCACATCGACGAGCACGGCCGTAACGCTCACGCCAATCCTCGATATGGACGAAGACCTCACGGAAGCCGAGCGCGCCAACTTCGTCAAATGCGGCGAGAAACCGTTCGACTTCGCGCTGTTCGACGACTGCCTCTATATCGCGGACGAACAGGAGCAAATCAAGAATCTCGTCGTGGCCGGGTTTGACGTCGCGAAGATCGGCCTGACGCTCGGGGCGGGCGCGAGCACGGATGAGGCGGAATCTGACGACAGCCTGCCGCAATTTTAACGAAGGGAGGCGGCCACATGGCGCAAGTAACGCAACGCGAACGCAAGATCACGCTCGCGATCAACGTGAGCAAAGCGGATGAACTCCCGCAGACGGCCGATCACATCCGCGATTTCCTCGACGCTCTCGACGCCGCGAACGAATACGATGTCGACCTCCACGTCGGCGTTAGCACTCCGCAAGAGGACGATAGGCAACCGATCGGATTCGGGGCGCACGCGGTTGGGCCGACGGTAGAAATCGAGTTAGACGAAGATGACGAGGAGGAACCGGATGGCCTCGAATACTAACAAGCGTGGAACGCACGCCGAGCTCGTCGCCATGACCGCGTTATTGGCGGCGGGCTACGAGGTGGCCGAACCGGTCGCGGCGGAAACCTACGATCTCGTCGCGAAGGAACCGGGCACGGGCGAGTGGCGGACGTTCCAAGTGAAGACGTTGCGATACCGCGACGATAAGGGCGGGGCGGGCGGCTATTACGTGCTAAACGGGACGCGCAATAACGGCGAGACGTACGAACCGGGAGCGGTCGACTATATGATCGGCGTGCTTGGTAACGTATGCTATCTCGTTGAGTGTACGGGGCAGTCCGAGTATTGGGCGGCGGCGGACGCGATTGACGGGAAGTGGCGGAAGCTGACCGTAAGTATGAACGAAGCGGAGGCGGTTTGATGAGCGATATCATCGTTCACGAAGGGAAGAAGTACCGGAAGGTTGACCGAAAGGCGACCGTTGGTGATCGCTTTCTCATCATCACACGCGCAACTGGGCCGCACTTTACGGAAGGCAAAGTATACACGATAGCCAACGTGTATGAAAATAAACCGGAAGTAGTGGATAATTTCGGGACGAAGATACCGATTATTGATTCGAGGTACGTCGTTCTGGAACCGGTAGTCGCCGACCTGTCCGCGCTCGAATCCGAACTGGCCGCGATGAAGGCGAAGGTGGCCGAAATGGAGCGCCAGTTGACGGAGGCTAAGGCGGCAAATCGGTTGAAGGTCGGGGATTATGCGAAAGTTGTAAATCAGATTGCGGGCTTTAGCACGAAAGGCCAGATCGTAAAGATTACGGAGGACGACGGTACAACCATTCCGTTTAGAACCGAGGGGTTGGACGGTAATTATACGGGCTGGTACTCGGAAGAAAGTCTCGTCCGCGCCACCGACGAAGAAGTCGCGGAGGCCAAGCGTAAACTGGCGCAAGACAAGATTCAGCCGGGCGTTTACGTTAAATTGCAAATTCCGGAAGGATCACGGCCGCGATACGGTTGGGGAGACGCCAGGAACGGAGACATCGGAAAGGTGGCGAGCCGTGACGGTAAGGAGGTTTGCGTTGACTTTCCGTCACACTCCGGATGGTGCGGAATTGTCCACGAACTCGTACTGGCAACGGAAGCTGAGCGCAAGCAAGCGGAGGAAGCCGCCAAATGGGCCGCGATCGGACGGAAGCCTGGCGAGTTTAAGGTCGGGGACATCGCGGAGGTAGTGGATAGTCCGGCAGCGTTACCGAACGGAACGTTTTTCGAGGTTAAAGAAGTAGGTGGCAGCTACGTTTACGACCACAAGGGGTACGTTTATATGTCACCGGGGAAGCAATTAAAACTCGTCGCACCCGTCGAATCCGTCGTCAACCTGCGCGTATCCTAACCGCCTTACGGCGACTACGCAGGGAGGTGACGATTATTGAACGTCCAACTTCGTCTCAGCCTCCGTTCCCCGACCGCAGAGGACAGCGAAAAGAAGGCGCGAGCAACCGAGGCTCAACGGAAGAAGGGCGCGGCTGAAACGGTCGAGCAGGCGTGGGAACGGATTCTATCGATGAAAAACTCTCCGACCGATCAAGAACGTTTGCTGGCGGTAAAACGCGCGATGGAGTCGGGTATTATAGGCGGATACCCGACCGTCGCGGGCAAACGGTTCAGCAAGGCGGAGGCGTTGCGGTTGTGGGCGGAGCTAAACGCCCGGCAGCGCGAGGAAAAGTTGGCGGAGATGGTACGGAACACCCCCGCCAACTACCGCCTGATCCAAACGGTCGCGCAGATGGACGCGTTAATGGCGGACCTGGCGAACGAACCGATCATCGCGGTCGACACGGAGACGACCGGCCTGGACTACTACGATGAAGACGTGATTGTCGGGATTTCCTTAACGCTCCCGAACGCCAACTATCACGTTTACATTCCGGTAGGGCACGATGAGGGCGAGCAACTGGCGCGAGAGTACGTGTTGGCGCGGCTGAAACCGGTGCTGGAAGACGAGTCGGTTGGCAAGGTCCTTCACAACTACAAGTTCGATGCGCACATGTTCATCAAACACGGGATTCGGATGCGTGGCCTCCGGTGGGATACGCAAATTGCGATGCACATTCTCAACGAGAACGAACCATCGTACGCGTTGAAGAATCTCGCGACCAGGTATTTGAACGAGCCGTCCGACACGTTTGAGACGCTTTTCGGAAAGGCGAAGTTCAATACGATTCCGCTGGACATCGCGCTCGTGTACGCGGCGAAGGACACGGATTTGACCTGGCGGCTGTACCGATTTCAACGGGCGCACTTCGAACGACTGCCGAAGCTCCTGGACGTGTACGAACGGATCGAAAATCCGTTGATTGACGTGGTGCTCGATATGGAGCGCGCAGGCTTCGTACTGGACACGGAGTACGCGAGCAGACTGGCGGAGGAGTTACGGACCGAGTTGGCGGAGATCGAACGGCAACTGACGGTTCACTTCGGAGACATCAACTTTAACTCGCCGGTCCAACTCAAGCCCGCGATTGAGGCGCTTGTTCGCGAAAAGATTGACTCGACCGATGTAAAGACGCTGAGGGCGTTACAGGACCGGCACGATGCGATCAAGCTGCTGTTGAAGTATCGCGAGGTTACGAAGTTGCTCGGTACTTACGTCGAAGCACTTCCGCAGCAGGTACGCGGTGACGGCCGGATTCACGCGAACTTCAACCAGGCGGCGACGGTGACCGGACGGTTCTCGTCGAACAACCCGAACTTCCAGAATCAACCGAAGTACGCGCGCAAGATGTTCATCGCGCCGCCGGGCATGGTCATCCTTTCCGGTGACTTCTCGCAGCAGGAACCGCGATTACTGGCGCACTTTAGCGGTGAGCCCGTACTGATCGAGGCATACCGAGCCGGACGCGACTTGTACACGACGGCCGCGGCGGAACTGTTCGGTGTGCCGGAAAGCGAGTGCGGTGACGGTTCGAAATACCGGAAGATGATGAAAACCGGTATCCTGGCGGTTATGTACGGTACGGGAACGAAGACTCTCGCGGGCCAGCTCGGCATCTCCGAGAAAGAGGCGGAAGACTTCATTCGCCAGTTCTACGCGAAGTACACGAAGGTCAAAGCGTGGATCGACGGTAATATCGCGTTTGCACGCCGTCACGGGTACGTCGAGATGTTGTACGGGCGGAAACGCCGGCTGCCCGAGATCAAGTCGCGCGACAAATGGGAACGGCTGCGGGCCGAACGCCAGTGTACGAACGCGATTGTCCAGGGGTCTGCCGCGATCCAAACGAAGCTGACGATGATCGAACTCGATAAGCTGTGCAAGCGCAAGGGCTGGCAGATGGCGTTTACGATCCATGACGAGATCGGGCTGTACGCGCCGAAAGATATTACGCTCGATGACGTTCGCGAATTTGAGTCGGTCATGTTGAACACCGTGACTCTTGCGGTGCCGAACAAGACGGATATTGAGATTAGCGAACGATGGGGCGAAGGAAAAAACGTGAAGGAGTGGTTCGGATTAGTCAGTTAGCCGACGATTTCAAAGCGATGCTCGACCGGTATCATTCCGCGCCCGAAGTTTGGGACGATCAACTTGACGCGTTGATCTACGAACAGCAAGCGAAAATTCTGCGGACCCGACGTTTCTTCGATTTCAAGTCGCAGCCGTACTTTTCCCCGTCGAGCGCTAACGCGTGCAAACGCGAGCTATACGAAAAGTTGCGCGGCGCGAAAAATGACGTTCAGCCCCGGCCGCCACATCAGGGCCGCTGGACCCGGCTGGGCACCGCGATCGGCGCGATGATCCAACGCGACCTCCTGTTCATCGAAAAGCATTACGAGAAGATATTCGGGGAGGCCCCGCCGTTCACCGTCGAGCGCACGCCGGAAGGCTACCCGGTCTGGGAGGATTTCGCAACGCGCCTCCACGTCATCGAACACGGAGGCCACCGGTTCGCCCTCTACGGAAAGCCCGACGGTATCCTCCGGTATAAAGACGGTCGTCGCGTCGGCCTCGAAATCAAGTCGAAGCAGACGACCGCGAGCAAGACCGGCTCCATGCGCGAGGCCGAAGGCAAGCACGTTGCGCAAACGGTTGTGTACACGGAGATGTACCGGGAGCCTGACGCGCCACTCGACGATTACCTCATTGTCTACGTCAACGCCGCGAAAAAGGATTGGGCGATGACGGACGAGGAGTACGCAAAGAACCCGGATTTGGTCGCGTTCCATATCACGGTATCGGATCGCGATAGGCACGTGCTCCTTGACGATTTGGCGAGCGTGGTGCAGGCGGTGAAAGACGGGACGCCGCCGCCGTTGGAACTCGACAAGTGGACGTTCAACAACTACAAGACCGCGTGTGCTCTTTCGCTCACGGACGAGGAGTTTGCGGCCTTGCGCGAGCAGGTACGGGCGATGCTCAAGTCGCGGCTACCGGAGTGGAAGAAGCAGCAGTATTATGACGCGTTCGAGCAAATCAAAGCGATGCGTGAGCAAAACGAGGTTGCCGGTTAGGCACGAAAGGAGAGTTGTGAAATGAACTCTATCAGAAAGCGCGAGATTGCGAGTACCGTATTCCGGAAAATTGACGATGGCAAGTTCATAGTGGTGAAAAATCGTAACGGAGAACTCTTCAAATCCCCGGCCACTTACACGGAACGCTTCGTACGTGCGTACGCCGCAATCGAGGATGACGTCGTGATTGAATCGACGAACGGACCGGACGGGGCGCCCGTCAATGCCTAACGTCTCCTACGAGTTTATCGAGCAGCTCAACGAAATGGACGACGAAATCCGTAATCTCCGCGCCTCCGCCCATGTGGCCGCCGACGACCTCCGCCAATTGGCCGCGACGTTGCACACGGTTGACCCCGAGGAGATTTACGATGCGCTGATTGATATTGCGCGAGCACTCGAAAGGGACGCGGGGATATATCGAAGGGAGGACGCGGAATGACGTATACAATCGAACGTATACGCAAAAAGAACGGCGAGGTTCACGAACGTGAGTTGCGCAGAAAGGGGCAACGCGTAGGTGTCGGCATGTTAGCGCTAGGCGCTCCGTTGATTCTCGTTTACGTCGACGACGAAAACAAGGTGCTGACGACATCCCCGGTCGAGGCATATAGCGAAACAGGAGACGCGCTGATCGTCCAAACGCGAAACACCGTGTACTGCCTACGCAAAGTATCGGAGGTGGCCGCGCATATCTCGTAAGAAAACCGAGTTACTTACGCTTTACCTCGGCCTCGACCTCTCGCTAAACCCCGGGTTCGCGGTAATTGGCGTAACCAACCGAAAACCGCACCTGGTCGCGGTCGCCCACGCCAAAACGGACGCGTCCGAGAGCCAAACGCTGCGTTACGAAATCATCGAATCGGTCGCGCTCCTGTTCATTCGCGAGCAATTGCGGGCGGGGCCGTTCTCCGGGGTCATCCGCGAGATTTGGCCGCCATCGCGCGATTACCGGTTGAACGACAAGATTCACGGGGCATGGTCGGCGGTGGACCGGGCGCTCGCGCGGTATGGGTACGAAGTTACCGCCAACATCACGCCAACGACCGTAAAGAAAACGGTGACCGGCAACGGTAAGGCGGAGAAGGCGGAAGTGGCCGCGGCGGTCCGGCGGTTGCTCGGGTTGGCGGAGGATTACCGGTTTGCGACCGATGATGAGTCGGATGCGGCGGCCGTGGTGCTGGCGTGGCTGATCGGACAAAACTTGATTGACGTGGAGGAGCGATAGAATGACTTTAACGGTACACGAACGTTACGCAATCGCGATGAAACACGCGAAGAAATTCGCGGGTAAATCGGCAGCGCGTCCGATACTGGCGGGTGTCTATCACGCGCCGGATGGATCGCTGGCCGTAACGGACGCACACCGGTTGCTGCGTGTCGAGAACGCACATGAGCGAACGGAACCCATCGTGCTTGACGCGAAGACGAACGCGCTCATCGACGGTATGTTCCCGGATATTTCACGCGTGATTCCGACATCATTTTGCGCGGAGTATACGGTGGGCGGCGAAACCCTGGACACGCTCATATTGGCGCATGAGATCGCGGTCAAGGTCGGGGGCAAGAAAACACCGTACGCTGCCATCACGGTAGTCTGCGGTGGGCCTACCGTTAAGACAACGTGCGGAACTGGCGTTTACGAGTACGCACCAACCGTTCGCATAGACCGTAGTGGTGACGACTTCACCGTCCACTACAACGCGCAATATGTTCTGGATGCACTGGTGGCGCTACGCGATTTCCGTCCGCAGACGGTAAGTATCCGTTTTACGGGCGCTCTGAGTCCGTTCGTGCTCGAATCGGATAACGGAGTGTTGACGCTGATTCTCCCGATTAAACGTCCGGAGGTGACGGAATGATGCATACATTTCTCGCTTGGACTCTTGCAGTCATCGGAGTAACCGCAGTATGGTTCGCGGGCGTTTCAATCACGGCATGGCTCGTTTCTACGCTCGTTGAATACCTGTTCGCGGTCGATTTCGGATTCTGGAAGGCGTTCGCAGCAATCGTGCTACTCGGCGTTATCAGTAACGTAGCATTCAGCGGTCTGCGCCGCGCGAATACGAGATGACCCGCCATTACGACGACTGGAACGCGCCATTCCCCGTCCGCAACCTCCGGTACTTGTGGCAGGAGCTCACGGACATCAACCGGAGAATCGCGTTGTACGAACGTAGGCTTGCGCAGTTGACCGCGCAGCGTGACGAAATTAGGCGTGCGATTAACGAGTTAGAACGTGATATAGCGAAAAGGAGCGGTGGAATTGACGAATACCCGACTACTGACCGATGAATTTATCGTGAAATACCCGGATGCACCCGCGCACATGAACGAGTTGGCGACGTTTGTGTTCTACCGGACGTACTCGCGTTGGCTGCCGGATAAAGGGCGGCGAGAAACGTGGAAAGAAACGTGTCGTCGCGCGGTCGAGTATAACGTTGGGTTGGCCGCCAAGCATTACGAGAAAATCGGGTACGCCGTGCCGTGGGACGAATTGCGTGCGGAGGCCGAGGCGCTGTTCGATAACATGTTCAACCTGCGCCAGTTCCTGAGCGGCCGTACACTCTGGGTGGGTGGTGCGGAAGGCGGCGTCGCGGATAAGTACCCTCTCGCGAACTTCAACTGCTCGTTCCTCAACATCCGTTCATGGTCGGACCTTGGCGACCTGTTCTATCTCCTGCTCGTCGGCACCGGCGTCGGATTCAAATGTACACGCAAAATGGCCGCCAACCTCGCGCCAATCCGCACGAACGTGACGCTCATTAACGCGCCATACGAGCCTGTTCCGGTCCACCAACGCCTGGAACGGACGCGCATTACGGAGCTGGACAATGGGTACGCGAAAATCTACGTCGGCGACTCGAAAGAGGGCTGGGTCGAGGCGCTGCGCTACTACTTCGCCGTCCTGACGGAACCGCGTTATGAACACGTCCATACCGTAAAAATCTCGTACAACAGCGTGCGCCCGAAAGGCGAGCGGCTGAAAACGTTCGGGGGCACCGCGTCAGGCCACGAACCACTCGCGGAAATGTTTACAGGGATCGACCGCGTACTGAAGAATCAGCTCGACCCGTCACTGGAGCCGTTGGAGCAGGTTTACAAATACGCTGGAGCATTCCGGATTCCAACAGAATATCGTCGCGTTCGTCCGATTCACGTTTTGGACATCGGAAACCTCATCGGCGCGAACGTAGTGGTCGGTGGCGTCCGCCGAACCGCCGAAATCTTCCTGTTTGACGCGGACGATTACGAGTGTCTGCTCGCCAAGTACGGAATCAACGGGATTTGGACGGAGGAGCAACTCGCGCAACACCGGAAGGTTCGCGCCATGTTGGAGGCGCGCGGTATCTGTCCGCAATGGATGTACGAGATCGACAAGATCGGAGACGGTCGTTTCGGATTGGATCACCGTCGCATGTCGAACAACTCTATCGCGTTCGAGACGAAGCCGAGCCGCGAGTTCCTCAACCTCGTGTTCGAGATCATGCAGCTTGAAGGGGAGCCGGGATTCATCAACCTGGAGGAAGCGCGTAGACGGAGGCCAAATGCTGAGGGCCTAAATCCCTGTGCCGAAATTTTGCTAGATTCCTACGGGGTTTGTAACCTGACAACTGTTAACGTGACGCGATTCGTCAACGAGAACGGTCTGGATATTCGCGGTTTAATGGAGGCACAAGCCATGTCCGCCCGTGCTGGTCTGCGCATGACTCTCGTGACGCTGGAATTGCCGCACTGGGATGTGGTGCAACAACGGGACCGACTGCTTGGTACGTCGCTGACCGGCTGGAAAGATGCGATGGCAGCACTTGGGTACGATAAAAGACGAGAGCGGGGCCTGCTGGCGCAATTAGGCGAGATAGCGCGTGTGGCCGCCGAAAGCTACGCGAAAGAACTCCGCGTCAGCGCGCCGCTCCTCGTAACCACCGTCAAGCCCGAAGGCACGTTGTCGCAGGTCGCGGGCGGCGTATCGTCCGGCCTCCACTGGTCGCACTCGCCGTACTACATCCGCCGTATCCGCATAAACGCGGCCGACCCGTTGGCCCGCGCCGTCATCGACCTCGGATGGCCGGTACATCCCGAAGTCGGCACGCCAGGTGAAACCGAAGAGGAACGGATGGCGAACGCGCGAACGCTCGTCATTGACTTCCCAGTGGCGTCCGGCGCGACGCGAACGAAAGATGACGTGAGCGCTGCGGAACAGTTCGAGACGTACTTCCGGTTCCAGCGGTACTATACCGAGCACAACTCGTCGAACACGATTACTGTGCGCCCACATGAATGGCCGGAGGTCGAACGGGTCGTGTACGAGAATTGGGACGATTTCGTGGGCGTATCGTTCCTAGCGCTCGATGGCGGAACGTATCAGCTCGCGCCATATGAGGCGATCACGCGCGAACAGTACGAGGCGCTGAAAGCGAGGATGAAGCCGTTCGATCCTGCGGTGTTGCAGCGGTATGAGACGGACGGGCAATCGGAACTTGACGCGAATGACGATTGTGCTACGGGCGCTTGCCCGATACGCTAACGGAGCGCCCCGCGCGCTCCTACCGGCTCCGGCCGTAATTAAAACGGAGGTGGCAATGTGAAGGTCATCCTTTGGTTCTTCGCGATATTTTGGTTCAGCGTTTTCGCAGCATTTCAATTCGGTTACACCCCGACACCTTGGACGATCGGAATTGCGCTGCTTCAATCCGCACTCCTCTTCGTGACCCAAGCGTTAGACACACGATAAAGGAGGCGCGCCCATGCCGTTACCACGCGATCACATCTTTTTCGGACTCGGCCCGAAATTGACCGATGAGCAGCGCGAATACGTCGATTCGATCTTTGACCGCCAGCTCACGATATGTAACGCGAAGGCCGGGACCGGCAAAACGACCCTCGCCGTGGCCGCCGCGAAACTCATCGGTAAACCGTTACTGTACGTGTTCAACCCGACGGAAGAACGCCGCATGGGCTACCGTCCGGGCACGCAAGAGGAGAAGGAGTCCGCGTACGTCGTACCGTTAATGGACGCTCTCCTCGCGATCAACGAGAATCCAGCGCAGGCAATCGTTGGTCACCCGCAGCAACAAGGCGGCTCCGGCAAGAAGTACGCAGCCGATCACGCGTGGGTCACCGCAAAGTCCCACGTATTCGCTCGCGGCACGAACATTCGCGGCATGACCGTGATAGTGGACGAAGCTCAAAATTTCACACGGTCGGACTTGCGGAAAGTGCTGACGCGAATACACGATGATTGTACCGTGGTCCTTATCGGCCATACCGGACAATGCGATCTCGTCGGCAGCCGGTCGGGGTTCGCGGACTATATCAAGCATTTCCGTGATAAACCGTACGCAAAGGTGTGCGAGCTGACGCGGAACTTCCGCGGGCGGTTGGCGACGGATGCGGACGCGATAGAGGAGGCGAAGTGATGTCGTACGGACTAACGAGAGAACAGCGTGAGCTGATCGAGAAAATCCGAATGCCTGGCGAAAGCGACGACCGTTTTCGCCAACGCATAATAGCGGAAACCGAACGGAGGGAAAGCGAATCTATGCGAACTATCCCCGTAAAAATCAAACGGCTGCACCCGGACGCAGTGATCCCGCAATACGCAACGGCAGACGCGGCTGGCTTCGATCTCGTCGCGGTTGAGGACGTGATCATCGCGCCAGGGGAAACGGTGAAGGTCTGCACGGGCCTTGCGTTTGAACTGCCGCCTGGCTACGAGTTGCAAATCCGGCCGCGGTCTGGAATCAGCGCGAAGACGAAGTTGCGGGTCGCGAACGCACCGGGGACGGTGGATGCGGATTATCGCGGAGAGGTTTGCGTGTTGATCGATAATGTTGCGCCGGTAGAGTACGAAATCCAGCGCAATCCACGTTTACTCGAATACGAAAGCGTAGTTGTCAAAGACAAGTTCATTCGGGAAATTGATGGATCGGAGTTCGTGACCGACGGGTGGGTTACGAAAGGAACGTACATCATCCGTAAAGGAGAAAGGATCGCGCAGGGCGTTCTCACCGAAGTCCCACGGGCGGCCTTCGAAGTAGTCGACGAGTTGAGCGAGACGGAGCGCGGGGCCGGCGGGTTTGGGAGCACGGGAACAGCCGTGTAAAAGGGAAAAGGCTGCCGTTAGGACAGCAGCCATATTCCGACCCACGGTACAATCTGCGCGACTGTCCGCAGGAACGCGGGTGTGATGTTGATATTGATCTTCATCACAAATCCCTCCTTTCACAATAGACTCACACTCTCACCACCATGTCCCTTTCAGTCATTTGCCCCTCTGGTTTAGGTTGGTTTGGTTTGTGAGCCCTTGAGAAAGGACTTGCTCATATTATACCACATAGACGAAACAATGGAAATTATTAGTTAGGAGGCGCGTTGGTTGCGACAATACCACGATCTTTGCCGACATATCCTCGAAAACGGCGTTGAAAAGTCCGACCGCACCGGAACCGGTACGTCGAGCATTTTCGGATACCAAATGCGCTTCGACCTGCGCGAAGGGTTCCCGTTACTCACCACGAAACGCCTCCACTGGCGCTCGATTGTCTACGAATTGCTCTGGTTCCTGCGCGGAGACACCAACGTCAAGTACCTCAACGACCACGGCGTAACGATCTGGAACGAGTGGGCGGACGAGTACGGTGATCTAGGGCCCGTCTACGGTAAGCAATGGAGAAAGTGGGATCGGTTCGATCTCGACCGGGTGTACGGTAATTATTCGCGAAAGCCGATCGACCAAATCGCGCAGGTCATTGAACAAATCCGCACGAACCCCGATAGCCGCCGCCTGCTCGTATCGGCCTGGAACGTCGGCGAGCTCCACGAAATGGCGCTGCCACCGTGTCACTTCGCGTTCCAATTCTACGTTGCGAGCGGACGCCTATCGTGCCAACTCTACCAACGGTCGGCCGACGTATTCCTCGGCGTTCCGTTCAATATCGCAAGCTACGCGCTTCTTACGCACATGGTCGCGCACGTAACCGGTCTCAAAGTCGGCGAGTTCATCCACACGTTAGGCGACGCGCACATCTACGCGAACCACATCGAACAAGTACGGACACAGCTCGAACGCGAACCACGCCAACTCCCGCAACTCGTAATCAAGCGCCAGGTAACGGACATTGACGATTTCACGTTCGAAGACTTCGAGATCGTCGGTTACGATCCGCACCCGCATATTCCCGGCAAAGTCGCAGTTTAAACGGTAACGAAAGGAGCGCGCAATCATCGCATCCATCACGCTAATCCACGCATTGCTCACCGCAATCTCAGTCGCTACGTCCGTACCATTCGCAGAAACGGAGTTATACGAAGTTACTGCGTACTCGGTTAGCGATGATTTCACGCCAGCCCACGGCATCACGGCATCTGGCGAGAGGGTCCGCGAGGGCGTAACCGCTGCCTGCCCGCCGGAGCTCCCGTTCGGCACGCGCGTCCATATCGAAGGCGTGGGCGAGCGCGTGTGCCAGGACCGTGGCGGCGCGATCAAAGGGCGGAGGGTGGACGTGTATATTGCGGACCGATCGGAGGCCTTACGGTTCGGGCGGCGGAAGTTGGGCGTAACGATTTGTGCGAAATCGGAACTCGCACGTTTAATACGGTAGAAGGCGCTTGACGCGCCGAAAAGAAAACGGGAGGGATACGATGAGCAACACAAACACAACGATTCTGACGGATGAAAACGGCGTGCAACGTGAATATCGTGAGGTCAGGCGGAAGGCGAACGTGGGGGAACGGATTAAAGTCGTAGATGACCGAAAAAGAGGCGATCACGACTTCGAATTAGGGGAGATACTTTATGTCATCCACGACAACCGGTGGCCTAACTCCAACCCGAATGGCGGCGTATCCGTGTCTGAGCACTTCCAGAAGGCCCGCAGTAAGTTCGAGGGTCGCGGGATTTACAACGACCGATACGTAGTACTTGAGCCGACCGACATTGTGATCATCGACGGCGTGCGGTATCGCGAAGAGAAACGAAAGGCGCGCGTGGGTGATCTGATCTATTATCCGGAAGATCAACGTTTCGCGGTGGTTATTGCCGATGAGGACGATCTAGCTAACGGTGATTGTACCTACTACTCGACCGCGATGAAGTACCCACACATTGTCCTCACGCCAATCAACGAGCCGCAAGCGCCAACGACTGTCGCCCCGCAGGTCATCAACGTCAATCTCACGATCACTGTCCAGCCGGGCGACGACGTGGCCCAGGCGGTCGCCGACGCGGTGAAACGCGAGTTGACGAAGTCTCAACGCCTATCATCCGCTGATCTATTCGTAAAGGCTGCGGAATCACTCGCGAACGAACCCGCACCGAAACCGAAGTCACCGCAACAACTCCGCGACGAGGTCGTGGAACGGGCGAAACGGGATGTAGCGGAGTTGGAACGAAGCTGGATTGCGAGCTGGCAATCAGCAAAAGGGGTCTCGTTCTGGCCGAAAGCGTGCGCAGAAAAAGGGCTAACACCAGTGCACTACGTTGAATACGTGGTCAACCGTGAAAAAAGAACCGTGGTAGCGTTGGTGAGGCGGATTCGCGGTAATGAAGTTGACTATCGCGGCATCGCCAAATGCGCGCCAGGCGGCGTATTCAACTCGCATATCGGCCGTGCCATTGCGTTGCGCCGAGCGTTAGGGCTTCCGGTGCCGACAGACTACGTCAATACGCCGCAGCCGACGGAGGTTCGCGTTGGGGATGTTGTTGAAACGGTCATCGGTGTATACACCGGAACGCGCGGTACAGTTGACGCCATTAAGCCGAGCGGCTTCGTGAGTGCTGATCGAGGCCTTACGTTTATAGACGAAAAGGGCAGTAGTCAGTGGCGATTTATCGATCGCGTAAAAGTTATCGACGACTCCCGCGAAGAAACGGAGGTGTCCGCCTAATGCCGATAAAACTCGCCCTCACCGGCCGGATGCGCTCCGGAAAGGACTCGGTTGCCGACTACCTCGCGCGCCAATACGGATTCGCCCGGTTCGCGTTCGGCGACGGCATCCGTAAGGTCTGCCGCGAGTTGTTCCCGGATCAATTCCGCGATAACCGCAATGGCTCCGCCAGGAAGCCCCGCGCGCTCCTGCAAGGCGTGGGGCAGGCGATGAGGGCGTTCGATGAGAGCGTTTGGATCAACGCGTGTATGCGCCACATACAAGACACGCGCGAATACCTCGTTTCCCCGATAAACGTCGTAATCACCGACCTCCGGCAGCCTAACGAGTACGAACGCCTCCGCGCGGAAGGCTTCGTCATCGTCCGCGTAAACGCCTCGGACGAAACGCGAATCCAACGCATGATCGACGCGGGCGACGCGTTCACGGCGGCCGACCTCGAGCACGAAACGGAGCGCCATATCGACACGTTCGCGGTCGACTACGAGATCGAGAACAACGGGAGCCTGGCGGAGCTGCACGCGAAGGTGGACGCGGTGATGGCGGAGATTATGGCGAAGGAGGCCGCCGAATGACCGGTTCTCGCGACGACCTCCGGTATTGGTACGAAATGGGCTACTTTTACGGGCGCAACGACGCGCTCGACGTCCGCCCGTATGACGCCAGGCTACCGCACGAGCGCGCTGATCTCACGGATTCAACAGGTCTTCGCGCCGAAACGCGTACCAATTGTTCACCCGCTCAATGTACACGTACCGACCCGGCTTGATATCTCGCTTCCGAATGAACGAACGGACGGACGCGTAGTACCGTTTCCCGTCGAAGGTGGCCGGAACCACCGTGTCGGGCACGTTGACCTCGCCCGGCCGCGCGATCCCGATGTTTCCGTTATCTTCGTCGTATCCGACGTGGCATTTGAACGATGCCCCTTCGGGTATGCCGAGTTTGGCGCGCATGGCTGCGTTCAAATAGAGGCGGCCGTGTTTATCAATAGTGATCGCGGGCTCTCCGCCCAATCTGAAATCGTGCGCAACAAACGCCATAAGAAGATCACACTCCGATCCGCATTATCTACCATTATACGCGGACGGACGGAGAGTATGCAAGGTTAACGAAAGGGGACGATTGATTGACGAATAGCATAACGCCACAACTCCGCTCAAGCGCAATAGGCGAGCGTTTGAGAACGGAGGCGAGCGCGTAATGGGCGTCTGCCGAGTAGACGTGGCGAAGCCTCATCGCGAACTAGCGGTCAGGTACGCGCTAAACGACCGGGAGGGCGTCGACGCGCTCCTCTCGGACGTTCACCGGTTGGGCGCGCGTCGGTTCGAACGCGGCGATTACGCGGCCTGTGACGTGTTGATCGATTTGGCGAGCGCAATAAAGGCGGCCGGACTGACACCACGCCAACGTGAGGCCTTGCGGTTGTATTACGTCGAGGATTTGACGTTAGAAGACGTGGGGGCCGCGATGGGGCTCACAAGCGGACGGAAGCGCGCGAGCCGGCTGGTGATTACCGGGTTGAACCGGATTGCGGCGGTGTTCGCGCGGTGGAATTACGGGGAGTTGACGCGGAACGAATTATGGGAACGGGAAACGAACGAAGGGGAGGGACCGAAAGATAACCGAGATTATGTATGAAAACGGAGACTATTGGGTACGTTCGACGAAACATCCTCGGAGTGGGAAAACGTATTACGAGGTTATCCGAAACGGAGCTACACACGGAATCGTCGTCGCAACTATCGGAGAGGGACCTGGCCCATATCTCGGCATAGAGCGAGCAACAAAGGAATGTGATCGTCGTACCGCCGCGACGAATAAGGAGGCTGCCGAATGAGTCGACGCAATAAACGAAAGTCTAACGAAACCACTACGAAACACTTCCGCGGTCATGCCGACTACAAATCCGCCTTTTCCGCGGCCGTCACCGAACTGGTTAACGGAGTGCGCGCCGGTTTGTTCCCGGACCGCACCGAACGGTCCCGCGCGATCGAGGCGCTCATCGACGAGTACATCGCGTCGACCGGCGAGTGCCCGGACCCTGCCGAATTGGAACGGTTGGCGAACACGGTGCTGCACGAGGAGTTGACGGACCAACGCCGAAATAAGCTGACCGCGCCAGAATACCCGTTTATGTCCGAGTGGCAGCTTGCCGTCCGACAGAACCGCGAGTACGACATCAAGCTAGCGGAAGAGATCGCGACGGATGGGCGGAGCCATAAACCGCCAACGCGAAGACACCGGACGGCGCGCGAGAACCGATTCGTCGACATGTACGCGAAGAGTAAGAACGCGGAGAGACGCAGGCAATATCGAAAGGATACCGCGCCGGGACATATCATTAGTTATCGTCTAAACGGAACAGATCGCCAGGAGCAACGTTGAGGTAATCGCAGAGTTTAGTGATCAGGTCGCGTGGGTAACGTTCCATTTCGTCGTTGTACATTTGGCGCACAGAATCGAAGCGGTAATCAATGTCTCGCGCGACCTTACGAATTGATAGATTGCGTGAGTCTATGATTTCTTTAAGTTTTGAACGAACTACGGGCATAGGGCGACCTCCTTTCGAGTTGATTTTAACACAGACACGGAAAACGTATCAAATATTTGTTGACACGTAAAGCGGGTCGTGTTATTCTAAAGACAACCAATCGACACACTAAAGGGGTCAAAAAGAACGGAGGTCGTCTGAATGAGAAGAACAAAGAAATCCGCGTACAATTGCATCGCCTACTTAGCGCTCAAAGTTAAGAACAGCGGAATCATCCAATCTCTCGCGGCTAAGTGTGAACGGGAAGGTGCTACACCCGAGATCGCCAAAATTCACTCCTCGCTTGTTTACTTTGTTGACGAATTCCCGTTGGATGGATTCGGTAAGTTCCCGAAATGTTGGACGGTTGCCAAGTACGATGACCTCTACCGCGAGTTATCCGAAGCATACGAAAATGCCGAAGCCGTTCTCGCGGAACAAACGGAGCTTCCCGACCTATCCGCGATGACCACCGTCGAAGCCATCGTTTGGTACACGCGAGAGGTCGCCCGTGTCTCTGCGATCAAACCGGGAACCCCCGGCCGCACTGAGCGGATGCAGGCACTCCTCGCGTGGAAACGCGCGCTAAACGAGCGGATCGACCTCGAACGCGAATACGCCGCCAAACTCCGCGAAATCTGCCGGTATGCCGGGTTCCGTAACGCGGGCAACTGGTTCGGCCTAACATACCGGTCCCTGCGGCACTCGCCAGACCAACGACTGCGGCGGGTGGCGCTCCGTAATGCTTGGCGCGATTTTGCGGAAGCGGGGCTAACGACAAGCCCGCGAAAATGTGACAACACGTTATAGACGCTGCAAGAGGACGGAACAGGCAGCCGCCAGACGCCGGACAGCTACGCGTTAGAGCGCCGTCCGGCCTTGCGGACTATTTTGCCCTTGAGGCTTCGCGAAAGTTTTGCCGTAAAGGCTTGCGCCGATGACTCCGGTACCTGCCGGATGAGGCGCGCCCTTAGCGGCCATAAAACTACCGTACCTTAGCGGAGGAATCCGCCGGTCACCTTTGATCCCGGCTTTCGCGCTATCAATGCCGCTTATCGAGAGCGTCGGCGCACCGGATTGGGGCGCGCCCCGGTCTTTTCACGACGCTTTCGCGCGGTTGAGCCGTCCGAAAACCGCGCACACACCGCACGTACGCGGACCAGGGCGGGTCCCGGCGCTCGACCCGGAATAGTACCCGCCGCGCTTAGTCGTGCGGAAATACGAACCCAAACGGAGGTACTCACGTATGAAAAAATTCGGCAAACTCGGTCTCATCGCATTCTTCGCCATTATCGCGGCCCTGTCCGTAGCATCCAGCGCGTTCGCTGACGGCGGCCCCGGTTGGTAATCGCGTAAGCTAACGGCTCGCTTCGGCGGGCCCCGGCGTTGGGATTCCGAATAAGCCGCGAGAGTAGAGCGGGTTACTGCCGATACGCCCGATCAGCGGCGACGGGCATGCGCACGTTTATAACGGCAAGCGTGCGTAATGCCTTTCGGAGTCCGAACGCTGGAAGATACGCAAGAGTCGTCCGAATCCGGGCGGCTTATTTTATTTTTACGAAAGGTAGGCGTTGTGACATGGCGGAAAATCCGCGCGAGTCGAACGGATACAAAGCGAAACTTTACGAGGGAGAACGCGTCATTCCTGCGCGCGAACTCGCAACTGGCGGGATTAGCGGAGAAGCGTTAGCGGAGATCATCGAGAGAGTCCGCGCGAAACCGGGCAGCGACCGTACGGCGATCACGTTCCGCCTCGACGTGGACGTATCGGACGCGCTAACGGGATTGAAGGCGCTCAGGCGCGAGGCTGACCGGGCGGTGGCCGCGTTGAAGGCGTTGGAGGCGGCGCTGGGTAGCGTGTCCTTGCGCCATGTTCGCGTTGGAGATTACGAGGAAACCGAGATACTTCCGTTGCGACCGGAGGTAAGCGAATAACCGAATAACGCAGGCTAAACGATGGCTCCCGACGGCGGTTTCGGGGGCCTTATTTAGGTTGCGTTGACGCTAAACGGGCGCTAGACATGCGCAGTCGAACGCGAGATATCCCCGACACTCGCTGCGCCCGTCGATTTAACAATAGTCGGGAAAATATCGCGAAGGGGAGCGAACTGGATGAGAGTTTCTTTTGATTGGCGGAATATCCTTTTGTGGGGCGTTGCATTCGGAACGGGAACAACGATGATTTGTCTCGGACCGGTAACGATATTCACCGAGAGGCCGGTTAAGGTCATTCGTAGAGGTGAACGCGAGTGAATCGTGAATACGGACCACACTCGCGCCAATCCATCCGTATCCTGCTCGAACATTTCGGTTATCGCGGAGAGTTCAACGTATATGAGGCCGCGGATAGAATCGTGGAATGGCTCCGGGGTCATTTCGTTAACGCCGATCGCGATGACGTGGTGCGACGAATATTATACGAGGTGAAAACGATTGAGTGAGCTACGCAAGCGAATGATGCGCGTTAGAAGCGGCGCACCAATCGGCAATATCGTTCCAATAGGTAATAACGGATACGGACGCGATGAGGCGGGCCGTATTTTTCGTTATATGACCGTTGAGCAAATCGAAGCGATCCGCCGGTGGAAGCAACTCGGAAAGGACACGCGGAAGTTCTCGTTCACCAACATGCGGAACATCCGCGAGATCACCGAGGGCCTATCGAGTAAATATTGCGGATACATCCTGCTCCTGCAGCCGCATATCCAGTACGAGACAAACGTATTGATCGCGGATGATTCGTCGGGCCGACCGGTCACAATCGATGACCTCGCGAAGATATGGAACGCGTCAAAACGGACGGCTCGTACGGTCATGGGCGAATTGGAGGCGCGGAGCATCGTATTTGACCTCGGAGGCCGGTTCGAGATCAACGACCGGTACCATTTTCGAAAAAAGGCGAGCGATGACGTTGACATGCTGATCAAGACGTTTTTTACCGCACTCAAACGGTTCAAGATGTCGGCGGCCGATTTCGGCTTCGTGTATAAGCTGCTCCCGTACGTCCACTATTCGACGAACGTGATTTGTTCGGACCCGTTCGCGGAGAATCCGGAGGACATCCGGTTCCTTAACGAAAAGCAGATCGCCGCGATCGTTGGGATGGCGGAGAGCAAAACGAAAGAGGCGCTCGCCCGGTTGAGGAAGGCGGGCATTGTCGGTGAATGGCGGAAGGGAGCGGACAAACGCGAGACGCTAACGGTGCTCAATCCGTACGTGTTTTATCGGAAGAATGGGCAGCCGGACGAAACGCTCCGGGCTCTGTTCGAGGCACATTCGTACTAGGGGCGTACAAAAATACGTCCCCTTTTTTGCACGATTTCGGGCAGATACGTCCCCTTTTTTGCACGCGATGCGAGGTGGGTTCCGCCTTACAGCCGCAAGGGATTCGGCGATTTTTCGAGGGCAAAACGGGTAAAATCGTTCTTTATCTTATACAACGTAAAGCTAACGCAGCCGAGGAGGAATCGGCTAACGCCGAGCGAGTTCGCCTGACGGCTCCTCGCCATCATCCCTTCTTCGCGAAGAAATATCATACATGAATGTCTTGCGCGGAGAAAGGCAGGGTAACCGAGGCGCGGAGCGTAGCGACGGGCCGACAGGCCGCAGCGTTAATCTTTTATCCTCGTTCTATTCACCCGCGAATACAAACGCGAAGGCTACCGCCTTCCACGGTGTATTCCCGTTATATCACGCAAAGGAGGCGTCACCAAACGATGGCGAAACGGTTGTCACCCGAACAGTACATCGCAATTGGATACCTCGCACAACCGCATAATGGCGGTAAGACAATCGCAGAGATCGCGAAAGAGTGCGGTGTATCGGAGCGTACGATCTACAACTGGAAGAACGACGAGACGTTCGAACGCGAGTTGATTGCGCAGATGAGGCGGAATGTCCGCGATATGATCCCGGCCGTAAATAAGGCGATGTTTGACGCGGCGATTGACGAGAGGAACGCGGCCGCAGCGAAACTGCTGTACCAGCAGGTCGGGCTGCTTACGGATAAGGTCGAGGTGGAAACGAAGGCTAGCGCAGATGTCCCGGACATTGACGAGTTGAAACGGATGGTCGCTGAAATGGACGCGGAATAGTGCGCTATTAATGTAGGGACGCGATAGGACGGTTGCGCTCCGTTTCATGCGCGGTCGATTTCGTCCGCTGCACGCCTCTGACGCGCGACCCCTCCGAAAATTTTCGAGCGGCCGCCTTCACCGTTGTATAAACGTTGCATAAACGGTCGATCACCGTGAAATCTACTTCGGTGGGGTATGTCGTAGAACCCGCGCCGTTATGCGGATGTATAAACGGTGCATAAACAAGGAAAACGGGTGACACGCGGAACCCGCGTCGTTACTGCGTTTGTGCGAACGCGGTGCGACCGAGGATAAATCTTATGTAAACAGCGTTATGCAACCGGATGAATAACGGAGTGGTTACGATTTGAGGAGGGGTACACCACCCCCGGCACCCCCTCTTCGGCCCGTCGACAGGCGCCGCTCAAATCCGCGCGTCAAAAATAAACTTTGAACTTTACCCCGCGAAAGCAGACGCAAGGCTACCGAAGCGCCTAATCGGTGGTCTTTTTGTGTTTTCGCAAGACCAACGGAAGGAGGACGAAAGGTATCGCTTGGGTCAACGGTAAATGGCTCGATAGACCAGCGCGCCAAGAATTGATCGATACGCTCCGGTTAGGCCGCGATAAGCTCCGCAAGAAACTCGATAAGGGCACGATTACCGCGGACGAAGCGGTACAACTCCGGTCCTGGCTCGTGGAGTTGAAGCGCCTCGAACGTATTCATCGCGCGGAGGTCGATCTCCTCTACTTCGCGTACGAATACTTTGGCGAAAAGTATAACCCGGACAATTCCGGCAACTGGATTCCGTGCGACATATCGGAAGCGCCCGAGTTCCACCACGAGTTATGCTCGATCATGGATACGGTCTCGACGCGCGAGGTTAACGCAAAGATCGCGTGGGCAGCTCCGCGTTCTCACGCGAAGTCCTCGTTCTTGTCGAAGGCGTTCCCGTTGCGAGAAATATGCTTCCGTAAGCGCCGGTATATCATCATCATATCCGAGACGCCATCGGTGGCAACCGCGAACCTCGATTGGCTCGCGAATCAGCTCAAGTCGAACGCGAAATTACGCGCGGACTTCGGCCCGTTGCTCCACCCGAAACAACAGGTGAACCCGAAGGATAATACGTCCGAATTCATCGCGTGGGAGGCGCGTGAAAACGACGAGCAGCGGTTGCTCACACTCGTACAAGCGGCATCTACCGGTCAGGCGTTGCGCGGACGGAACTGGAACGGGTATCGACCGGACTTGATCATCTGCGACGACCTTGAATCGAAGAAGAACACGAACACGGCCGAGCTCCGCCAGGAAATGCGCGACTGGTTTACGCAGACAGTAATGCCGCTCGGGGACCCGGCCGGAAAGAAAACCGCGATCGTGTTCATGGGTACGATGGTACACGCGGAATCACTGTTACGGTACGTGCTCGACCGCGCCGACTTTAAATCACGGCTGTTCAAAGCGTTAATAGACGAGCCAGAGCGTATGGACCTGTGGGAGAAGTGCCGCGACATCTATCTGAACGTGGACAATCCGAATCGCGCCGAAGATGCCGAGGCGTTCTATCTCGCGAACAAAGACGAGATGGACCGAGGTGCTCGCGTGCTCTGGCCGGACGTGCAGCCGTTGTGGAAGCTGATGAAATGGAAATGGGATAACGGCTCCAAGGCGTTCTCGACCGAGTATCAGAACACGCCGATTGACGAGGAATCGCAAATCTTTAACCCGGAGAAATTCCGGTATTACGACGAATCCGACTTGATCGACACAACCGGCCGCCCGTTGCCTCTCGATTTGTACGCGTTTTGGGACATAGCGTTCGGGAAGTCGAGCCGCGCGGACTATAACGCAGTCGTTACGGTTGGGCGCGATAGACGGACCGGTGTGATCTACGTATTGGACGCGTGGGCCAAACGGTGTCCGGCGCATGTCGCGCTAGAAGAGGCGGTCGATAAGATTAAATCGTTCGGCCACCGGATATTCGGCGTGGAAACGGTGCAGGCGCAGCACGACTTTTACCGTCAATTGCAGGAGAGACTCGCGAAAGAGCGGATATACGGCACGAAGTTGAAACCGATCGTCTCGCGCAAGAAAAAAGAAGAACGGATCGAAGCGTTGGAGCCGTTGGTCGAAAACGGCTTTTTGCGGTTTAACCGGAGTCATCGGCTGCTTCTCGAGCAAATGGAGCAGTTCCCCGGTGGCACGTACGACGACCTTCCTGATGCTCTCGCTGGCGCGGTAGAGTTGGCAGGCGGTGTCCGGCCGAAGCGTCGCGTGTTTTATACGAAACCTGACGGCATTTAACGACTTAAACGGAGGTGATGGCGTGTGTTCCAAATCGGCGAGTATTATCCGCCGTTAGAGCACGAGAAGCGGATCAATAGGTATCGCGCTAACAAAAAGCTCGTGCAGGGCTTCCATTACGACGTATTTGAACGCGTCCACAACCGATTATCGAAAACCCAACGGGATTTGATCTACGTGTCCGCGAACCTTCCAGGCGTTATCGCCAAGAAGAGCGCGGATTTTTTGTTCGGCGAAACCCCGACGATTACGGCCGGCAAGGAAAGCTCGCCAGAACAACGTGCGATCGAACGGATTATCGAAGAGAACGACCTCCACATCACGAACTATGAGGCGGCGCTCGGTAATTCGTACCGCGGGGACACGTTCTACAAGATCAAATGGGCGCAGACGTGGCGCGGTGCCTTACCGGAATCGATCGATCCGTTCCGAGTGATCATCGAGGCTCAAAACGCCTCGTACGTGTTTCCGGAAACGCTGCCGGGTAACTCGAAACAGATCATCGCGTACCACATCGCGGTACCGGTTCCGGTTGAAGATTCGAAAGGGCTAGAATGGATTCTAAAGGTGGAGTCGCACTATCCCGGCCGGATCGTGAACCGTGAGTACCGGATGCAGGCGATTCAGACCAATGTCGACAACGAGGTCGTCCTCTGGAAGATTTACGCGGAGATCGCGCCAGCCTTTAAGGTGACGGAAACTGGCGTCCCGTTCCCGTTGGTCGTTCACGTTCCGAACTTCGCGCTCGATGATTCGTGGGAAGGCATCGACGACCTTACCGAGCACCTTGCGTTGTTTGACGAAATCAATAACCGATTGAGTCAGATCGCGGTCATTCTCGACAAGCACGCGGACCCTGCCATCGCGGTTCCGTCCGGTGTGATCGAAACGGACGAGGACGGTAACGCGGTGTTCCGTGTGGGCTCGATGAAAGTGTTTGAGGTCGCCGATAAGAACGAGGTTATCCCGCAATACATCGTGTGGGACGGTCAACTTGAGGCCGCGTTCAAGGAGTTAGAGCGCTTGGTCGACTTACTTTTGACGGCGGCGGAGTTACCTGCGGTCGCACTCGGTAAGGATAACGCGGGTACTTCGGGAGCGTCCGGGCTGTCGATCAAGTGGCGGATGAACTCACTCCTCGCGAAGATCAACCGCAAGCGACAGTATTACGACAAAGGGCTTCGCAACGTCCTGTATATCGCGCAACTCCTTGAGCACGCACAATCGGGCGAGAAACTCGACTACACGCCTACATGGCCGAAAATCAACTTCAAAGATGGTCTGCCGGACGACGATCTCGAAATGGCGAATATCATGAGCATTCGTACCGGTGGCAAGCCGACGATTAGCCAGCGCACCGCGATTAAGCTGCTCGATGACCTGACCGACGAACAGGTCGAGGAGGAGTTGCAGCGCATTCAGAAGGAGGAGTCGTTCGCGGACCCCTCGATCTTTAACAAGGAGAGCGGAGGAGGCGGTGAATAATGCCGTTACCTCCCGACCCGACGTACGAGTACGAGATTAGCCGGTTGGTCGCGTACTATAAGCGGGCAATTGCCGATATTCTCCGTGAGTTAGAACGCTTGGACCTATCGGACATATCACGAGCAAACGTGCAAGCGGCGCTCGCTAGTATCGCGAAAATCCTCAAGGAGTTAGACGCTGATGCCACGGCATGGGTCGAGGAAAACGTACCCAAGGCGGCGCTCGACGGCGTTGCTCGCGCGATCCTCGCTATCGGCGTCGTTGATACGTTGGCCGAGGCGCAATCCATCGCGAGGTTTAACCGGTTGAACCAGAATCTTGTCGCGGCGGTCGTCGCGGATACACAAGCGGATTTGCTTGCCGTTACGAAAAACGTGAGCGGAAAAGTTCGTGCGGCGGTCCAATCGGCAGTCGCCGAATCTCTTCGCGCTAACTTGACGAAGGGAATTAGCGGTCGCCGTACGCTCAATCGCGATATTCTCACGAGTATGAAGCGGTCGCTCGGCGAATCGGTAAATACCGGTATTGTTGACGCGGCCGGCCGCCGGTGGAAGCCGGAAGTGTACGTTGATATGGTGTCGCGAACGAAAATGATGTACGCACACACGGAGGCAACGATAAACGAGGCGTTGGGGCGCGGTGTTCTGTACGGGCAAATTTCTCGTCACGGCGCGACGGACGCGTGCCGGAACTACGAGGGAAAGATCGTGAAGTTGACGCCGGACGCACCCGGTCCTTATCCGTATATCGGGGACCTCCGTGGTGGTCGCGACATCTTCCATCCGAACTGCCGCCATCTTGTGAATCCAATACGTAAGCCAGAAGGTGTCGAGTAATCTTGTCCTGGCGGATGACGTTAAAAGCCGCAAATTTTCGAGGCGTTGCTCGTTAAACACGAATTGGAGGTATTTCGATGTTCAAGCCGCTTAGTTTTCAATTCCCGGTGGATATTCAATACTTTGCGGAGGGTTCCGAACAAGGCGAAAGCCAACCGTCTGCGGAGACGAAAAATACCGAAACACAATCGGACACCACCGCCGATCAGCAATCCGACAAAAAGCCGGACGAGATTATGATTCCGAAATCTCGTTTCGACGAAGTAAACACAAAATTTAAGGACGTCCAAAAACAACTTGAGGAGCTCCTGAGAGAAAAACAAGAGCGCGAAAAGGCTGAGGCTGAAAAGCGCGGTGAGTTTGAAAAGCTGTACCAGGAGACTTCCAAACAGGCGGAGACGCTCAAACAGCAGGCCGAATCCCACGAAAAGCGGGTTCAGCAGTTAGAGAGTGTAATCCAACAGCTTCTTGATTCAAAACTTGAGGCCATTCCAGAAGAGTTTAGGGACTTGATCCCGAGCAACTTTACAGTGGAGCAAAAGCTCGAATGGATCGCGACCGCTGAGAAGAAAGGGCTGTTCGCGAAAAAACAGCAACAGCAAATTGGTGGCGACACAAACGCATCCGACAAACAGACGACGGACCTTAACTCTTTGTCCCCGATTCAGTTACTCAAGGCCGGTTACGGCTCTAAATAAGACGCCTTCTAAGGCGTCTTTTTATTTTCCATCAAACACTAAAGGAGAGATTTTTCAATGGCATTGACTCTTGTTGAAGCGTCTAAACTTTCTCAAGACACCCTGCAACGCGGCGTAATCGAAACATTCGCCCGCACTTCTTCTGTTCTGGAACTGTTGCCCTTTATGAACATCGCAGGTAACGCGTACGCCTACAACGTCGAGGGCACGCTGCCGGGCATCGGGTTCCGTGATGTAAATGAGGCGTACACGGAATCTACTGGCGTGATCAATCCGGCGTCCGAAAAGCTGTACATCGCCGGTGGCGACGTAGACGTTGACCGTTTCCTCGTCCAAACCCGCGGTAACATCAATGACATCCGCGCGATCCACACCGAAATGAAGGCGAAAGCCCTCGCGCTGGCTATTACAAATCAGTTCTTCAACGGTGACCAAGCGGTTGACCCGAAAGGTTTTGACGGTCTGAAAAAGCGCCTGACTGGTTCGCAAGTTATTTCCGCGAAGCCTGACGAGACTTCCGGGGCTGCCCTGACCATTACGATGCTGGATGAACTTATCGACGCCGTTGAAGGTGAACCGGATGTAATCTTCTGCTCGAAAGCTATGCGCCGCGAGATCAAGAAGGTAATCCAAAACCACAACGGTTACCAAGAGTCCTCCTATGACGCTTTCGGTCGTCCGGTAATGACTTACGGCGGTATCCCGATCCGCGTAATCGAAACCGACCAGCAAGGTAACGAAATTCTCCCGTTCAACGAAACGGTAGGTACCGACAATAACACCGCATCTATCTACGCCGTGAAGTTCGGTCCTGAGCAATACGTATCCGGCCTGCAAAACGGCGGCGTATCCGTGCGCGACCTGGGCGAGCTCGACAGCAAACCGGTATTCCGTACCCGTATCGAATGGTACTGCGGTATGGCCGTGTTCCATCCGCGCGCTGCTGCCCGCCTGAAAGGCGTTAAGAAATCCTAATGTCTGACTCTTGGGCGATCGGTTAACGGTCGCCCTCGTTTTCTAACGGAGGTGTTTGACGATTTATACGATTAAAACGCCTAATCCGAACTACAACGGCGTAACCGAAGGCGTCCCGTTCGTAAACGGAATAGCTCGCGTGGAGAGTGAGATCGTGCGGAACGTTCTCGTTAACAATTACGGATACATCGATGCGACTGAAAAACAAGAAAAAACGGAGGAACCCGCCCCTAAGCGCAAATCCTCCGGCAAATAAACGCCCGACGGAGGTGACCGCGAATGGCAGTGAATGTAACGGACGCAAACGCTTATATCGCGGAATGGGTCGTAGATAACGAGGATTGGACGGACGCGGACGATGCGAAAAAACAACGGATGCTGAACGTCGCCTCTCGTACGCTCTCCGTCAAGTACCCGACGTACGTGATACCGGACGCGGCCGTATACGAAACAGCGGCGGCGTTCGCGACCGCGTTCAACGACACGATGGTCCAGGCGCAGCGCGGCGTCCAATCGTTCTCGTTGTCCGGCGTCGCCTCGTTCAATTTCCGTGAGGCCGCACGCGATCTTGTCGATTTGATCCCGCAGACGGCGCTCGATCTGATCGCGGAGGAAAACCCGGACTTGCCGGGTCCGGCGAAACGGCGCGTGGGGTGGACGGTGCTATGACATGGCGTTAATTCCGTTGAAGAACACCGTTACGATCACGCCGGCGTCCGGAGGCACCGACGAATGGGATCGTCCGATTCCGGGAACGCCGTATCAATTGCGTTGTCGCATCCAGGAGGGCACGAAGTTGGTCCGGTCGGCAAGCGGTGCAGGCGGCGTCCACGGCGTCACCGCGCAAGAGGTCGTGTCGGTCGCGCAAATCTACTTCGATAAGATACCGGTCGATCCCGCGACGGGCCAAGCGCTCGGACTGACCGACACCATCACGTTCACCGACGAGACGGGAACGGTGCGAACCTATACGCCCATATCAATCGAGATCAAACGGGGGCTGAACGGTAAACCAATCCAGACGGTGGTGAATGTGTAGTGGCGCGCGAGTTCGAACTTGATCTGTCGAAGTTTATCCGCGACCTCAACGGCGCGACCGAGGCGATAGCGCGCGGGGCCAAACGGGGCCTCCACGATGCGCTCGACGACTGGCGGCGGGAGGCTACGGATATTGCGCCGTTAGACAAAGGGACGTTGCGGCGCGGAATCGATACGCGCATCGACGGCGAAGGTCTGGACCTGACCGGCGAAATCAGCGCGGTCGCTATCGAGGATTCCGGCAAGGGGCGGTTTAACTACGCGTACTACCTGCACGAAATCAAGGGTGAGATTAAGAATCCGACCACGCCCGGCACCGTCGCGAAGTTCCTCGACGAGCCCGCCAAACAACACGCGGACAAGTGGATGCGCGAGATCGAGGCGGAGATTAAACGCGAAGTTAAGAAACACGGATTCTAAGCGTGAGGTGAGCGGTTATGGCGCTACTTAACGAGTTGGCCTCCGTCGCCTCCTTCGTCGCGTCCGCCGTACCGGGCGCGTCCGTCAAATACGAAGTCCCAACGCAACCAACGAAAGACACGCTTGTCGTCCGCGTCCAGAACACGGATACGGCGTCGGAAACGGGCTACCATTACCGCGTTGAACGCACGTATCAGATCGTTGCGTATGGCGCGGACTCGCCCGCGTGCCTGACGAAAATGGACGCAATCACGCGCAAGGTTAACGATGGGGCAACGCTAATACCGATAAACGGCTCGCTCCGGTATATCCGTTGCGGGCCGTTCGCATTTGGCGCGGCGTTCCGGACGGAGAGCGGTCTGTGGGCGTGTGTTGGCGTGCTACAGACGGAGGTTCGCGAGGCGAGGACGCAAGAGCAATACGACAAGATCATGCACGTTTATCCGCGGTATTAACTGCGGATTCCGGTCGGGTGAAAGCCCGGCCTTTTACATTTGAGGGGAGTGATACGATGGCTGCTGGAACCTGGGACCCGACCGCGTTGCCGATTGAACCGGGCCTCTACATCAACTTCCAAGAGGCGGCCGCTACTGCCATCCGGGGCGGTGCGCGAGGGACCGTTGCGATTCCGTTGCTCAAATACGGAGCAAACGCAACTGCAAAGCAATTTTACACGGTAAGCAAGGAGAAGGAAGCGCAAGACCTGTTTGGTGCGGACAACATCGCATCCATCCGTCTTGCCCTCATGGGCGGCGCGAGAGACATTCTTGTCTACACGATGCCTACCGATCCTCAACCGGAGGACTACGCAGACATGCGCGATGCCTTCGATTCGCGCCAGTTCAACGTGTTTGTTTTCGACCAAGAGGCGGACGCGACCGAACAAGACCTGACGAAAGCGTGGGTCGAACGGAATCGGACGGAGGGCAAGCACTTCATGTTCGTTGCCGGAGGTACGGCGGACGAAGACGCGGACCCTGCGCTTGGCAACGCGCGTTCTACACGCTTGAAGCACGACTATATCGTGAACTTGATCGTGGGCGGTACGTTGAGTGGCAAAACGTACACGTCTGCAGAGTACGCGCCTTACCTGGCGGGGCTTATCGCAGGTACCGCGATTAACCGGTCGATCACGTACGCGCAGGTGGCGCTTGAAGACGTGAACAAACGCTTGACGACGACGCAGGTAAGGGAAGCGTTGGAGGCCGGATCGCTCGTGCTCATCCACGACGGCGAAAAGGTCAAGGTCGTAACGGGCCTCGTAACGTCCGGCAAGAAAATCCGCGTGATTCGCGCACGTCAAGCGATTGCGACGGACATTACGATGACGGCGGCCGACGCCTACATCGGCAAGATCGACAACAACCCGGACGGTCAGGCGGCGCTCATCTCCGCCATCAAGGCGTACCTCGAGCGGTTGGAGGCGAACAACGTGCTGATGGACCCGGCGGTCATGCTTGACCCCGAAAACGAGTCCGTGGGCGATTCGGTGTTCCTGCTGATTTCGTTCGCGCACGTCGACTCGATCGAGCGGATTTTCCTGACAATCAACGTATGAGGACGGTGAACGAATAGATGCCTGCTTTGGACTCGACGCGTTCGATTAACGGTAAGTTCGGAGAAATCTGGAAGGACGGGCGCTGGTTGAGTAACTTCTACTCGGGGGAGGCAACGGCCGACCTCCAATATGAAAAGGTTAAGCGATCTGGCAAGCGCGCAGACGGGAATAAGGTCGTGGGAGTCGAGTACTCCGGGACAATCAGCGGTTACAAGGTCACTTCCGAACTCGCGCAGGAGGTCGGGCAAGTCTTTGACGATCGCAAGGGCGCGTTTGTCTGCGAACTGGTCATGAAGCTCGATGATCCGGAAGCCTACGGATACGAGCGCGTACGTTTGAAAGGCGTTCAGTTTACGAAAGTGAACATCATGAAGTTTGAACACGGGAGTCTCGTTGAGGAAGAGTGGCCTTTCGTATATGACGGAGTGGAATGGCTCGACGCGATCACGGCTCAGTAAGAAAGGCGGCTTCGGCCGCCTTTTAATTTTCGCACGAAAACAACCTTTTGGAGGATGAAATAGATGGACGATCTGCTGAAAACCCTGCTTGATCGGGATACAAAGCCCGAAAAGGACGTCGAGATTGAGGGTCTTGGTACGGTAAGGGTTCGGGCCTTGGATGACAGCGACATCAAGAGGATTTCGGAGCGAACAACTTTTGGAAAGAAAGTCGATGAGGAAAAGCAGTCACTCCTGTTCATCAAGGAAGGGACTCCTTATATCGACTGGTCTAATCCCGAGCTGCTGGCTAAGTTTCAGACGGATGACCCTCTAACAGTCATCAAGAAAGCGCTGTTACCTGGTGAAAAAGTCAAGCTGGTTAACGAGATTCTGGGCATTTCCGGCTTCGACTTGGCCGACCTTGTTGCGAAGGCAAAAAACTCATAAAGGGCGGAGGCGAGGCGTTGCTGCTCCACGCGATCTTTCAGCGCCACGGTCTTCCGCCACACGAAGTATACAACGCTCCCCCAGGAGCAAAGGCGTTCATGTACGCCAGCATGTTACTGGAACTTGAGAACGAAGAAAAAGAGCGTCAGAAGGCGGGAAGGAGGTAGCGCATGGCCTACGATCTTATCGCAAGGTTACGCTTGATCGACGACATGTCGTCTCCTCTCCGCAGAGCCACCGCGAGCATCGAGCGGACAAACAACGCTGTTAAGCGGGTTACAAGAGCTACGAACGTGTACCGTGACGCTAACGGTCGGCTACGCGATGAAAACGGTCGGTTCGTGGCAGAAAACAATGGTCTAGCAAAGTCGTTTGGTTTGCTCAGCAAGGCACTCGGTGGCCTTGCGGTCGGGGCTGCTGCTACCACGGCTGCGGTCGCTTCGGTCGGCAAGGCGATGGACTTCGAGGCGCAACTGTCCAGCATTAAGGCGCTAACCGGTGCAAGCAGCGCGGAAATGGCGCAAATGTCGAAGTTGGCGCTGGACATGGGCGCACAAACGAAGTACAGCGCGCTCGAAGCTGCGCAGGGTATCGAGGAGCTGTTGAAGTCCGGCCTTACTCCGGCACAGGTGCAGGCGGGTGGCCTCGAAAGCGCGCTAAACCTCGCGACGGCTGGCGGGCTTGGCTTGGCGGAGGCGGCCGAAATCATGTCTACCGCCCTTAACGCGTACAAACGCGATGCCCTGTCGGCGGAACAGGCGTCGAACATTCTCGCGGGCACGGCGAACGCCTCTGCGACAAGCGTCCAGGAGCTCCGTTACTCGCTCGCGATGGTATCAGCGGTCGCGGCAGGCGTTGGCATGACGTTCAAAGACACGAATACCGCGCTTGGTTTGTTCGCGAATAACGGCTTGAAGGGTTCGGACGCGGGTACTTCGTTGAAAACGATGCTGGCGAACCTGCAGCCGACAACGAAAGAACAAATTGCGCTGTTCAAAAAGCTCGGACTGATGACGCAATCGGGAGCGAACGCGTTCTTCGACGCGAAAGGCAAGCTGAAAAGCCTCGAAGAAATCGCGGGCATTTTGCGCAAGTCGCTCGGTGGCCTCACGGATCAACAACGTATGATGGCGCTCGAAACGATGTTCGGCGCGGATGCTATCCGTGCTGCGACGATCCTCTTCAATGAGGGCGCGGACGGTGTACGGAACTTCCAGGCGGAGATGACGAAAGTATCCGCGTTGGACGTTGCGAAAGAAAAGATGAATAACGCGGCGGGCGCGGTCGAGCAGTTCAAGGGCGCGATTGAGACGTTACAGATTGCGGCGTTGACTCCGTTAATGCCGAAGATCAAGGAAGTCGCGCTGGCCGCAGCGGATGCTACCGAACGGTTTACGAAATGGTTAGGTACGCGTGAGGCTAAAGAGTGGGGAGACACTCTTATCAACATTTTGTCCATAGTGGGGCCGTTGATCGGCGGAGTGACTGCGGCCTGGGTCGCGTATAGGACTGCTATCGGCATCGCCACTGCGGCTCAGTGGGCATTTAACATCGCTGCTAACGCGAACCCACTCGGATTGATCGTCGTCGCCATCGGCCTTGTAATTGGCGCCGGGTACTTGCTGGTTAAGCATTGGGATACCATCAAGCAGGCGGCAAGTGACTTGTGGGTTACGCTGAAAAACGCGTTCGCCAAGGGCGTAAACTGGGTGATCGGGCACCTTAACAAGATGATCGACGCCATGAACAAGGTGCTCGAACATGTCGGAATCACTATTCCGCAGATTCCGGAAATAGCGTTGGACTACTCGGTGCAACAGCGTGAAATGGAGGATTTCCGCCAAAAACGCAACTTGGACATCGACGGATCGCACGCGGGCGGGCTCTCGTACGTGCCCTACGACGGGTATGTGGCGCGATTGCATAAAGGGGAGCGCGTTCTTACGTCCGCCGAGAATGAGCAATACACGAATGGCGGAGGCGGCGGAGTTCATATCGCAAAACTTGCGGACCAAATCGTTGTACGAGAAGATGCGGACATCGATCGGATCGCTATAGCTCTTGCGCGCGAAATCCGGAGACTGATGTAACCACTTTAAAAGTCGCCCCCACGTTGCTAAAATATAGAAAACGGAATCGGAGGCGATTATTCATGTTCTTCGGGCAGAAGCAGGCCGAAGTCGAAATTCACGATCTGCTCTTTGAGGGAGAGGAAGTCGTCGGGCACTATAAGTTAGTGCAAGACTTTATTTGTCTGACGAGCAAACGCATCATTTTCGTCGATAAAGCGATAACCTCAAATAAACGCGCGATCATATCCATTCCCTACGATAATGTGGAGTCCGTTGAGATGGAGCGCGGCAAAACGTTTTCGATTGGGCACGAGTTTACCATCGTCACGAAAAAGAAGGACTACGACATACACCTGGCGAAAGACGCAGACCCCAACGACTTCTACCGCACTTTGTCAAAACACATTTGCGCATAATTAAGATTCCCGGAGGTGATCCGCCATACCCAACGCGATCCAATTTTGGCTCTCGTTCAATAACGGAGCCGAACGCTTGCAACTCCCGGTCAACCCTCCGTCAATCCAAATATCGTCGTCCCACTCGTACGAGGAAGTCAACGTCCTGCAATTAGGCGAATACACCGTTATCGGTGACGCCAACTTGCGGGACTTTTCTTTTTCCTCGTTTTTCCCACGCGACTACAACCCGTCCTATTGCGAATACGAGGCGATTCCGGCGCCCTGGGACGCGGTACAGACGATTGAGGGCTGGATGAAGTCACGCCGTCCCATCCGCCTGACCATCACGGGAACGCCGATCAACGTCGCGGTGACCATCCGTTCGTTCAATTATGAACCGGAACGCGCAGGCAATCCAGGCGACATCTATTACGACCTCACGCTGAAAGAGTACGTGTTCGTCGACGTGAATAAGGTCGAGATTACCGGGAACAAGGCGATAGTCAGCACGCAAACAACTCGCCCGAACACGCGCGAAGTCCCGTCAACTTACACGGTAAAGCCCGGCGATAACCTGACGAAGATCGCGCTCCGGTACGGTAAAAAATGGCCGGAGATATACGCGAAGAACAAGTCCGTTATCGGCCCGGACCCTAACCGTATCTATCCCGGACAGGTGTTGACGCTCTGATGAACACGCAAGTTCTATACGATGGAACCCCGTTACCCGTCCAATCCGTAACGTGGTCGGGCGACATTACGCAGGCGGCGCGAAAGCTCGACGTATCGCTCGTCAACACAGTGGACGGTCGGACGCAGGCCCGGCGGATTGAACACGGAAAGGAGCTCCGGCTCTTGTACGATGGGCGCGAACTGTTCCGTGGGCCGGTTTTTGCGTTCGATATTGACGCGCGCGGACGGATGACAGCGACAGCATACGATGAAAACACGTACCTGACGCGTAACCAGGACACGCGCAAATTCGTGAATATGACCGCGAGTGCGATTGTTAGAAGGTTGTGCGCGGACTTCGGGATTCCGACGGGGACGATCGCGGATACCGGTTACGTGATCCCGAAGTTGATCCTCCGCGACAAATCGTTGTGGGAAATGATGATTACGGCGCTTACCTACACGCGCAAGCAAACAGGTAGGCGCTATTTTATTACCTCGCGCGAAGGCCGGTTGCAACTTCTCGAACGGAAAGAGCAGATCGTCCGGTGGGTTCTCGAAAATGGCCGGAACATCATCGACGCGTCCTATTCGCAGTCCATCGAGGACATGCGAACGCAAGTCAAGGTGATCGGTGGCGACCCGGATAAAAAGCCGATTATCGCGGTAGTGAAGGACGACGCGCTCATAAAACGGTTCGGTATCATGCAGCACCTCGAAAACGTGGACCAGGACATGACGGCCTCACAGGTTCAGCAGCGCGCGAAACAGTTGCTCGCGGAACTCGGCACAATCGACGATACCGCCCGTATTGACGCGCTCGGCAACCCGGACGTGACCGCAGGTACCGCGATCTATGTCCGTGAGTCCATGACGGGATTGGTCGGCGGCTTCTACGTTTCAACCGATTCGCACACGTTTAGCGGCGGCACACACCGGATGTCGCTGACGTTGAGCGCGACTGATGATCTCCCCGTCATGGAATACGAGGAGCCGCCGGAAGAAAAACGGAAGCGACGGAAAGGAGCGGACGACAAAGTTGACCTCATCCTCAACGCGAAAGGCATCGGATAGGATCGAAGGCTCCGGCGCGAGCCAACTCGTTCAACTTATCCGCCAGATCGGCTATAACGATTATGACCGGTTCGAACTCGCCACCGTCGTCGCGCCACCGCCCGAACTCCGTATCAAAATCGACAATATGGCGCTCGAACTCGAAGCCGACGACGTGTTGGTCGCGGAACACCTAACGCGACACAAACGAATCGTCACGATCAAACACGAACAGGACGCGGAGCGCGACGTTGGCGACACGGAACCGAAGCCGCGCGATAACGATAGCACCGGGTCGCTCGCGTGGACGTATTCGTACGTTGAGATGCAGTTTGAAGACGTGTTGAAGGCGGGCGACCGCGTACTCGTCGCGTCCATGAACGACGGGCAATCCTACGTCATTCTCGATAGGGTGAGGAAATATGGCGCTGAGTCCTCTTAGGCCGCTGGAAGAACGCGCGGTCGAAGTCGCGCCCACACCGCAACCATCGCGGACGTACGCGCTTGACTTCGAAACGGGCGAGGTTGGCGGCATTATCGACGGTGAGGCCGCGATCCGGCAGGCGATCCGGAAAGCGATCATGACGGCCAGGTTCCGGTATCCGATATACGGGGCCGAGCACTTATACGGTGCGGAACTCGAAGATCTCATCGGCCAAGACCTGCCGATCGAACTCTTGAACGCGGAAATCCCCCGGTTGATCTCCGAGGCGCTTCTCGTGGACGACCGGATTACTGACGTATACAACTTCACAATCACACGCGAAGGAGACGGCCTGTACGTCTCTTTTTTCGTTGATACGGCGGACGGCACATTACGCGAGGAGGTGACGTTATAAGCGTGGCTTACGAAGATCAAACGAAAGACGTGATCCACCAACGGATGCTCGATGCGAGCCCTCCGGACATCGACAAGCGGCCGGGTTCGGTCACATACGACCTGACGGGGCCGGTCGCGATTGAGGCGGAGGCCCTTTACGTCGAACTCGGCACGTTCAACGATAAGGCGTTCGCGGACACGGCGTACGACGAGTGGCTCGATAGGCGCGCGGCAGAGGTCGGACTGACCCGCAAGCCAGCCGTAAAGGCCACCGGTTTCGTCACGTTTACAGGCAACGAGGGGACGGTCATTCCGAAAGGGACCGAAGTGTACACGGACGGAGACGCGCCAATTTACTTCGTGACGACCGCGGACGCGACGATCACAAACGGAACGGCAACGGTCGCGGCCGAGGCGAAAGAGGCGGGCGCAACGGGCAACGTTGGCCCCGGCGCGATCAAGCTGACCACCGGTAATATCACCGGCATCACCGGCGTAACCAACACGGTGGCCTTCGATGGCGGCGTCGACGCGGAAAGTAACGAGGACTTCCGCAAACGCTACTTCGACCGTGTGCGCCGTCCGATCACGTCAGGCAACGCGTACCAATACCGGCAATGGGCGCTCGAAGTCGTGGGCGTCCGGGACGTGCGCGTGTATCCGGTATGGAACGGCCCTCTCACGGTGAAAGTCGTTGTGCTCGCGGACGAGGGCGTTCCCTCCCAATCGCTCCTTGACGCGGTTAAGACGCATATCGAATCGGTGCGGCCGATTGGCGCGGACGTGGCCGTAATCGGCGCGATCGACTACGGAATTGACGTGGCCGCGACGCTGTACCTGACGAGTGGGGCGGATTTGGGCGCGGTGCAGGCCGCCATTGTCGCGGAGATTAACGAGTACTTCCGCGAGCTGGCGTTCGGCGACCCGATCGTCCGCATTTCGCAGATTCAGCGGATTCTCCTCGATAACCCGAACATCACGGACTACGCGAACCTGACGCTGAACGGCGGTACGTCGAACATCGTGATTACTGGCGATGCGATTCCGGTACTGAGGACGGTGAACTTCGTTGCAGGCTAATGAGCGCGATATTCGGCAGGATATGCGGGATTATCTGCCCGGATATTACCGCGATTCTCGCGTAGTCAGCAACCTCATTGACCGCGAGGCCGACGAAATCATCGCGCTTAATGCGGCGGTCGCCGATACACTGGCGCAGTTTTTCGTCGATACCGCAACGTGGGGCCTCGCGCGGTGGGAGGCCATCTGCGGTATCAAAACGGACGAATCCAAACCGTTAGACGTCCGGCGCGCCATCGTCAAGTCCCGCCTGCAAGGGTTCGGAACGGTCACGGTCGAGGTCGTGCGGGGGCTTGCGGACACCCTGTACGGGGCGGCGACGCAGGTTACCGAGGACTTTACCGGGGCGCGAGTCGTGGTCAAACTCGTCGGCAAACGGGGCGTGCCGATCAACGCGGAGGACGTACGGAAGGAACTACGCGAACTCATACCGGCTCACCTGGACATCGCGCTTGAATTCTCGTGGTTCGTGTGGGACGAATTTGACGCGATGACCTGGGACGAGGCGGACAGCTTCGCATGGGACGAATTGGAGGTGTATATGCCGTGAGTAGCGGACAAACGAACACGCTTGGCCTTCACCGGTGGGTCGGAACGGACCGGGTATCACGCGCCGAGATCGTCGAGAACTTCGATATTATCGACGCGACCGCCGAAGACCTGTACGGGCAGATCGAGGACCTGCGGTTACTTATCGCGCGCCTTGACGTTGGTTGGTCGATCGCGGACGAGATCAACTTCCGGTATCCGGACAATAACGGAATCTTCTACGACATCCTAGACGGCAAGGGCGGCCGCGTAACGGCGGTACTCGCGGATGCCGCGACTTACACGACGGCGGCGCTGACGGCCGGGGCCACAACGGTTCCTGTCGGAAATAGCGCCGTTTTTGCGGTCGGCGAGGAGGTCACGATTTTCGACGATGTGAACGCGGAGAACGTGACGATCACGGCGGTCGCGGTCGGTGAGTTAACGGTGACGGCGCTCGCGCACTCGTATAAAGCGAAGGCGACCGTGGCGCGGACGACGGCCGTGACGGATGCCGTGAATGCACGGATGGGGTTCCCGACATGGGGAACGAGTGATATTGCGATTACGGAGGCGTGAGGATGCGCGATTCCAGAACGTGGATAACTTCGGATAACGGCCATTGGGAAGGGGGAGGAACATGTCGAGGATATTTACGACTTCTACTGGCGCTCAAACAGCCAATTCCGGATTTTGGGGTAATGCTCCGTCAACCTTTGCAAGAAAAATCAGGGTGGATAAACGGACTAAATTAACCGGCATTTATTTTCAAAACAGAGATACCAGCCAAGTCACCGTTAAAGCAGTGCTTTACACTCTAGGTGGTACAAGAATCGCTGAAAGTAATGCCACTACAGTTAACACCAACACCGACGCGATATTGTCTTTTATCTCGCCAGCAGAGATCGAACCTAACACAGACTTTTACATTGGTGTATATACCAGTGTTGGCAGGTTGGAAACGTATATAGCAGAAAATATCACAGCAAATGTAAGTGTGACTAGGGATGGGGTTACGTTTACATTTTATCCCTCAACATTTAGTTCGACTTCGGACGTTGCTCCAAACGGATCTACTGTCTCAACTAGTGAATTGTCAATTGGAATAGAGTTTACAACAAACAACCTACCGACGCTAAACCTAGCCTCGCCTACGGATAATCAAACATTATCCGGAGGTTCCACGTACACACTCGAAGGCACCGCGTCCGACCCCGACAACGGCAACGCAGTCACCGTCAAGTACGCGATCAACGGCGGCACCGCCCGCAACATCACGTCCGCCATCTCGGACGGCTCGACCGCGATCCCGTTCTCGAAGGCGCTGACGTTCCAAAACGGTCGCCTCTACGATGGCGGAACGGACGTGTCCGGACCTCTTGCGGAAAACACAACGTACACCGTCTCGGTATACGCGGTCGACGACCAGGGCGGAACGTCCACGGCAATCACTCGTTCGTTCACCGTGATCCTCAACCGGCCGCCCACGATCAACCTCGATCCGTACAACGCGAACCGAACGGGCGTATCCGAATTGGAGACGTTGACGTTCGCGGGCACGGTAACGGACCCCGAAAATGACAACGTATCGCTGACGGTGGCGGTCAACGGCGGCGCGCCCGTTACGCTAAAATCCGGCGTCGCGTCCGGCACCGCGTTCTCGTACAGCATTCCGGTATCGTCGCTCGTATTCGGCGCGAACACGATTACTTTCGTTGCGACCGACGTGAAGGGCGCGAGCACAACGAAGGCGCTGACGGTGAACAAAGCGGGAAGCCTAGCGCCAGTCAAAACGGCGGTCGTCCGGTACGTGATTACGCCGCCACTCGGTAGCGCGGCCGAGATTGCCGCGTGGGTGCAGCGGGAGGACGGCGACCTGACCATAGACGCGGCGGCTTCTATCGTCGGTAGCGCGGACCCGGAGACCTACGTGGCACTCACGAAGAATGCGTCGGTGCCGTTGGGCGACGGGACCATTGTCGAGGACGAGTTCGTGGGGGCCGCGGCGCAACCGGGCGCGAAGGTAGCGTTGAGGCTGACGTTCACGCGCGAGAACACTTCGTCGACCGCCGCAGTTAAAAAGATTATGGGAGGGATCGGTTGATGCCAAAGTTAAGGCCGCGCCGACCTGACGGCTGGTTCGGGCCACTGGTCGACGTGAATCCGGGCGAGCGACCGCCGACCGATCGCGAACGCATCCAACAGCTTGAGCGCGAAAACATCGACCTGATGCTCGCGCTCACGCAAGTATACGAAGAACTACTCGCACTTCAATCGGGAGGTACACCGTAGTGGCAACGATTTACTACCGATTAATCAAGGCCGGGCTCAAAACGCTGGACGACGTACCGGATAAACATAGAGCGGAAGTTCAAGCGCTACTTGACGCGGAGGCTGAGGCGTAGCCAATGCGTACGGTGGCGCTTTTTCTATTGCGAATCATATTCGGAGGTGGAAACGATATGGCGGTAATCTACGCGACGCTCATCGTAAAAGGGTACAAAACCATCTGCGACGTACCGAAACTGATCCGTAACGACGTACGCCAGGTCCTGATTCAATTGGACGCCGGGCACCTGGCAGAACCGACGTGCGCTGACGAGGTATAACGCGTATGGACGATATGAAAGAGATTCGCACGCAGTTGGCGGACGTCCGCGAATGGCTCGTGCGGCTGGATACGAAACTTGACGGAATGGCCGACGTCAAGAAAACGGCCGACGCAGCGAACGAGCGGTCGAGGGAGGCGATGGCTCTCGCGCAAGAGAACGCCCGCGACATCGCCGAGATCAAAGCGGACGACCGGCGTAAGTGGGGCGTCATTATCGGGATGGGCACGAGTTTTATCGGGTCCATCCTCATCTATTTTCTGACGAGGTGACGGGATGAAAACGTTCCTCAACGATCAAGACGGTCTTAGTGAAAAGGATTACCTCCTGCTCGTATCCACGACCGTCTTTTTCCTCTTCGTCGCGGTCGGCCTCGTACTCGTGCTGATGGGCCGGACGCTCGACCCCATGTACGTGACGCTGCTCGATATGGTCGCGCCGGTACTCATGACAGTTGCAGGCGGCGTATACGGTGTTCGCGCGGTACAGGAGTTTCGGAAGCAGCCACAGACTGCCGACGAGGTGCCACCGCGCAGAGAGGAGGAAGACAACCGTGGAACTACGAGTCCAATCTAAGTTTCTGACGCCCAACCCGTACTCTCGCCCCGGCACCCGTTTGAAACCCGTTAAAGGTGTCGTCATCCACTGGGTCGCGAACCCAGGCAGTACCGCGCTCAACAACCGCAATTTCTTCGAACGCAGAAAGGACGGCAAATCCGGTTACGGGTCCGCGCACTATATCGTGTGCCTCGACGGGTCCATCGTTCAATGCCTGCCGGAAACGGAAATGGCGTACCACGTCGGGAGCACCACGTATACGAGCGCGGCCCTTACGCGGCTATCCCGGTACCCTAACGATTGCACTATCGGAATCGAATGCTGCCATACGGATTGGGACGGGCGGATGACGGCAGAAACGTGGCGCGCGACCGTGAAGTTGGCGGCACAACTGCTGAAACGGTACGGGTTGACCGAGAATGACCTGTGGCTTCACAAGGAAGTCGTCGGCTGGAAGGATTGTCACCGCTGGTTCGTGAACAACCCGGCTGACTGGACGCGGTTCAAACGGGAAGTTGCGGAGGAAATGAAGGGCGGCAGCGCCAAGCCCCCGGAGGACAAAAAAGCGGAGGTCGTTTATCTGATGAGTAAATACTTCAAGGACATTCCCAAAGAGCTGGAGTGGTGTAAGGATCACGCGGACTCTCTGTACGAGAAGGGCGTGCTGAAAGGCGACGGGCAAGGCCATCTGAAACCGACCGACCCGTTATCGCGCGCGGAGGCCGCCGTGTTGATCGACCGCGCGATCGACTACGTCATGAAGGAGTTGACGCGGAAATGATCGACTGGAAAGCGAAACTCGGCTCTCGTAAGTTTTGGGCGCTGATTGCCGGTGTTGCAACGAGCGCTCTCGTTTTGTTCGGAAAAGACGCGGATACCATCACGAAGGTTGTCGCGTTGATCGGCGCGATCGGCTCGTGTGCGGTCTACATGTTTGCGGAAGCAAGCGTCGATGCCGCCCGCGCGAAAAACGAATAAACTACGCCCTGGTAGCGGAAACTCTCCGCCGCCGGGGCGTTATTTTTTTTGTCCCAAACGGTCGTGTTACGCTCTAACGGAAAGGAGCGTGTTATACCGGGAATCCATCGTTCTGGCGCGATACCGCCGCCAACTCAACCGGGTCGGACCGATACCCTACGCGGTAACATCGTTACCAACTGGCAAGGCAGCAGTCCTCTGCCGGTATCCCGACAGCGGGTTTACACTTATCCGACATACTTTTCTATGTACATATCGATGTTTGCCTTAAAGTCAGACCAATCCACACGTTCAACCTCTTCCACAAACTTTGCGATATCTTCCCCGTCTTCCCCAACTTCGACGAAACGACCCTTGAAGATCAGCACATAAGCAATTTCGTCGTCCACGCCGCCGCGAGACTCGAAGTAGTCCACCAATTTCTCCGGATCTTCAAAGCAGGAAACTCCGTTCTTGATACCCGTTTCCAAGCCCGCTTTTTCTAAAGCTGTTTCCCATCGTTCGTCGAGATCTTCAATAGCCTCAATCTCTTCAATTAACTCGTCGTCTACAATGTACTCCAGTGCACGGTCGATCTCACCTTGTTTCGCCTCTTCTAGTGACTTCCACAACCAAGGCCAGCTTACCGATTCCGGGGTAATCTCATACGCTCTCTGTTGTACCCGAAAGAAAATTTTCATATCCGTTCACCTCATTGGTTTATCTATCCTTATTATATCGCATAAACGATATTTGTAAACCCTTTTTCTTGAAAAAATATTGTATATACGATATGATTTATCCGAGGTGATCCAATGAAACGGCTGAAATGCGTAATAAAGATTGCGGAGCTGCGCGAACGGCTAGGAATCAGCAGTCAGAAGGATCTGGCTGATATGGCTGGGCTGCGTCCCAATGCTGTTAGCCAGCTGGAGCATGGATACAGGTGGAAGTCAGGAGAAAGGACATCACTGCAACGCGTTGATTTAGAGCACTTGGAAAAGATCGCTAACGCAATCTGGCGTGAGAAAGGAGTACGTGTGCAAATCAGTGATTTGATTGACTTCGTGGAAGTGGAGGAGTAAGCCGTGGAAGAGGCGGTGTACCAAGTATTCGAAGATTTGCTGCGTCGAGAGGACAGGCGCCCTCGTATGCGGGACTACATCAAAGAAGCTAGTAAACGGGAAGTATCCGGGGTTAAAGTTTTAAAAAAGCTATACGGAAGCTACAATCATGCAGTCGACAGGTTTTTGCAGTTGTACCACGAGCGGAACGGTTTCTACGAGATACCCGACTACCTTCTAGGGTGCATTGTTGGGACAGCTACGTTGGTCAAATCGACAGCACGTTCGGGCTTGGCGCTTCTGTTTTCATCATCAAACGCAAGCGAGTTGGAAACAATCAAGCCATTTCTCAACAGATATGCAGAGTGGGGGCCGAACGAGAGGGGGATGCATTTTATTGAGTGCTACGACTATAAACTGATATCATCGCTACATCACATGGGCTTCCCGGATCATCTACCGTTTCGCGCAACAGTTGATTTTGTCCGCGGTTACTGTGACACCCACGCTAGCCTCTTTTCGTATCAAAATAGACACGGGAATACTTGTCTCAGACTGGAGGTAACGGGTACGGAAGAGTTCGTCTCCAAGCTGCGCGATTTTCTAATTCAATTGAGTGCAAGTGAGACAAAGCTACAAAAAGCTCGTACAACTTGTAAGTGGCACATAAACACTCTTTCGTTAGTCAAGATTCGGGATCACCTGTATCCAGATGGCTGTGTGTGTAATCAAGCCAAAAGACAGTTGTTGTATTCTGTATGATTTGTTTTTCTCACGCTATTGCATAACGGAGTCGCTTCCGATTACAATAAGAACAAATGTTCGTATATTATCGGGAGGGATCACGTTGAAGAGAACGAAAATTAACGATCTATTCGGCAGCATGCGGATTATCCTGCCGGAACACAAGGCGGAGATTCAGCGGATGAATGCGGAACGGGGCCTCGAACCGCGCCCTACCGTTGATGAGGACGATTTTGGCGAGATGTGCTTCCGCATTTACGACAGCACGCAGTACGATTACGCGATTACCGTTAAGTGGTTCCGCGAGGTGAGCCGTGGCCTTGGCGTGTTTGAAACGGCATGGGGCGTGGTCAAAGAGATTGACGCGAATAGGCGGATGTTCAAACTCGTGAACGTTTGGGATTCCGTGTGGATTCGCGTTGAGGATGTCGTGAGTGTAACGAAGTGACCGCGTAACCACGAAAAAATTTCGCTCGGACGTACATATTCCAGCGCGCCCGCACATACGCTGATTGCGTAGGCACAGCGTTGGGGAAGAGTCTGCATATCGAAATAATACGGCCCTGGTACGGTAAAAACCCGCGCCAGGGCTCGTTTTTTATTTTCGGGACGCGCATAGGTAACGTAGTAACCGCGTAAGGTTACGACGAGGAGGTGGTTAGCGTGCCGAAACGAAAACGCATTAACCTATCGCCCGACGACGATACGAACGCGAAACTCGAACGCCTTGCGCACGCGTGCCGGAAGCATCCGACCACGTTCGCGCACTATCTCGTTAAGCTGTGCGTCAACAACGCCAACATCGTCGAGTTCGTGCAGCGGCAGCATAACGTTGAGGAACGGTTTAAAGTGCGGTGTCGGGTCGAAGGTGACACGTTGGTTTACGATTGAAAACGAAGGGGGAGCGTCACATGATCATTCTCTTTGTGCTATATTGCACCCGGTGCGGAGTTGAGATCGGAATAGGAACAGGAAATCTTTGCAGTCGCTGCGCCAAAGAACGGTAGCCTATCGCGTAAAATCAACGATAAGTTTCAGCGCGAGGAGTCCGGTTCCACTGGCAACAAGCGCGTATCCAGCGTAGACGAGAAACGGCATTTCACGACCTCCTAACGTTATGGATACGCGTAGTATCGCCAAACGAGAGGAGTGTTATACCGTGTTTTATTCGGTAGCTCTGCCGAGATTTCGGCGACAAAAGACCGAGGTGATACCGTGGCGCGATTTTTTCGACGAGATGGGGAGCGTATTAACTGCGCGGCAGAAACGGAAACTAAGCGCTCTCCTGGCGGGGGCAACGGCGGTATACGCGTTGCGATTGGAGCACGCGGAGGCGGCGGGGATTGCCGACAAGATCATCGGCGCGTTCGATCCGATCATACAGTTGGCGCAGGGGGTGTCGTACCCAATTGCGTTCCTAATGATATGCGGCGGCTTTCTCCTGATAATGGTCGGGCAGCGGTCGAAGGGCCTGTCGATGCTCAAGTGGGCGGCGGTGGGCTACGTGGGGATGCAGTTCGCCCCGGCGATCATGCAGATACTCGTGGGCGTGGGCAAGGCGATGGTAGCGCGGTAACCCCGTTCGTCCACCTACGGATAACGCCAGACTCACGCCTGAATAACGAATCCGTCGAGCAGTTCGCGCAAACACTCTGCGTTTACCAATCGCCACTCGAACGGTGGAACTCCGGCAAACGCCGCATCGAACGCGCGCCTTTTGTTTCGTTTGAGACGGTCCTGCAACGTGAAGGAACGTCATTCACCGTTACCGTCCTGCGGGAATACGAATCGATCGCGCGCAAGGCCATCGAATCAACGTGGCCGAACGTCACAAATACGGAGGTAGCCGATCCGTTCATCGCGCGCCCGGACGTAACGGCGACGCTCGAAATGAACTACCATTACATGTTCGCGATTCGTGTGGACCGGCGCGAAATATCGTTCTTGGCGTCACTCCTCGAAACGATCAACGCGCTTGACGAAGGCGACGCGGTTTACGTGCAGATGCTCGCGGTCCCGGCCGAGAAAGACTGGTACGAAGGCGCAGCGCAAGCGTACGAACGATTCAAGGCGGGCGAGATGCCGCAGAAATTCGCGCTGAACAAGCGAACGGCGGGACGTACGGCACTCAAACTCGCGACCAAAACGGTCCTCGGCGCGATTTCGATTGTAACCGAACTCATGACGGGCGAGGAACCGGAGCCGATCAACATCGACGGCGGAGAGCGCGCGGTCATCCTCCGCGACGGCAAACTCCGGTCGGAAACGCTGAACAAGACGCGAGGGGACGCGTACGACGTAACGGTGCGTATAGGTGTTGTGTGCGCGGATAAGGCGCGGGCGAAAGCGGTCATGCGGATGGTTACGATGGCATTCCGCGAACTGGACGGAGACAACCATTTCGTCGCGCATGAAACCGACGTAGACCGTACGTGGCGGAAGATGCGGGAGCGCACGGTAGGGCTCCGGCTTGCTCGCGATTACATGAGTATACCGGAGGTCTCCCGCCTGTTCCTGTTGCCGACGCGACCGTTGCAGGAGCGTTATCATATCGAGAACGTCCGACTGCTTGAAACCGGCATACCGGCGGAGATATCGGCGGGCGGCCTACGGTTGGGCACGGTAACGCACAAAGGCGCGGCACAAACGGTATACATGCCGACGGACAATTACGACGAGCTATGCTTGCCACGCGTAGTGATCGGCGGAATGGGCAGCGGCAAAACCACGTTCGGCGCGAACCTTATCGTCGAGGCAGTCCGTAATGGTTTCGGTGGCCTTGCGATAGACCCCGCGAAAGGCCAGATCGGCGATATGGTGGCGGCCGCGTTACCGAGTGACCGCGTTACCCGGATACGCATTGACGGCACGGCTCCGTTCGCGCTCGATTTCTGCGAGATCAACCGGTCGCCACGCGCCAGAAACCGACTGGCTAACGCGATCATCTCGTTCTTTAACACGGCGACCGACGAGGCGGGCGCGCAGACCGCACGTTACCTTCGCGCCGCGATCATGGCGATGCAAACGGCGCGGCTGGCGGAGATCATGCGTATTTTCGAGGACGACGCGTACCGGACCGCGTGTATCGAACGGATGAGAGCGGGAATGCACCGGTCGACACTCGAAGACTTCGGGCGAATGACGGAGGGGAAACGCGCTCAGATTCTCGCGCCGATATACAACCGCCTCGATACGATCCTAGGCGACGAGTATCTCGCGGAATGTTTCGAGTCCGATCGGTCACTCGATATGGTCGCGCTGATGAGCGGGCGGCGCGCGGTCGTCATTGACGTGCCCAAAGCGACACTCGGCGCTGAGGCGGTCGACCTCATCGTGAACCTCCTGTCGGTCAAAATTGACCTCGCGATGGTTCTGCGTGAGGAAGCGGATCAGTTCCCGTTCTTTATCGTATATGACGAGCCGCATCAGTTCCTCCGGTCGGCGCGTACGTGGAAGACAGCGGCGGTCGAATCGCGGAAATGGCGCGTGGGTTACGTGTGGATGTTTCACTCGTGGGAGCAGATACCGAACGACCTCGCGGAGATCATACGGAGTGCGGGGCCGCACTATACCGTGTACCGCGCGAGCAAGAAGACGTTCCGGGAGCTGGCGGAGGAACTTGCGCCGTTTACCGTGGAGGATTACGTGAAGATGCCGAGGTTTCACGCGCTGAACGTATTACGCGTGGGGGAGGCGCAGCATACCGTGGTGATGGCGAAGATGCAAAACTTGTCGAACGCATATAAATAGGTAGGAACTCGTGATAAAAGGTTACTATTGACTTCGAACGCTCCCTTCGTGTATACTTCGTAATTGTTAAGACGAGTCCGTAGGAAGAGTTTGAATCCGTGTGTCACCGTCGAATGACCGAATCAGGCAACCGTAAGGAATCGGGCAAATACGGATACTTCCGATACCTTT